CCGCCGGCAGGAATGTGTACGACAAACTGATCTACGAATACCGGCTGGGTTGACCCAGCCACGGGACGCAGGAGGACACGCTCCTGCGTCTCTTTTATTTTGACCCGCTCTATGCTATAATATAGTGCTATACCACAGAGATATTGTAACCCGTTGAAAACGCCCGCTTTCCAGACTTTCTGGAGAGCGGGCGTTTTTCATTTCCCATGTTTTTCCCATACCACTTTCTACATCATCTCGCCGATGAGCTCGACCGCCTGCCGCTTGGTCTCCTCTGTGGCGTGTACATAGATGTAGGTGGTGGAGATGTCGGTGTGTCCCATCAGCATCTGCAGGTCTTTTACGGGTACACCTCTGCGGATCGCCTCTGTTGCGAAGGTGTGCCGTATGGCGTGGAACTTCTTGTACGGGATGCCTGCGTGCTTGAGCAGACGCTTGTACGAGTCGTCAAGGTTGCTGGCCGGGATGAGCTTACCCTCGCTGTTGATGAAGACGTAGTCGCTCTTGGGGATGCCGTGCCTCAGGCAGAACAGCTTCTGGTTGTGATGGAGGGCTTTAAGCATCTCGGCAATGGATGGCAGGATGGGGATGTCACGGGTTCCTGCTACGGTCTTCGTGTCCCATACCTCTTGGCTCCACTCCTTGCTGCCGTCGGCCTTGGTGTTTGGGTATTCTATCTTGGTGCGTCTGACATGGATGACGCCTTCCTCGATGTCGTCCCATCTCAGGGCGAGCAGTTCGCCCTTGCGCATTCCCGTGGCGAAGGCCAGCCGGATGAGATCATCGTACTGGTAGTTGGTCTCTGCCATATATTGAAGAAGCTTTCTCCGCTCATCCTCGGTGAAGGTCTCCACCGTCTTCTTGGTCTTCGTCCTCTCTCCGGGGATGATTATGTTCTGGCACGGGTTCTTCGTCAGGTAGCCCTCGTCTATCGCCCAGCGGCAGAACTGCTTGAACAGGGAGAGAAAATACTGGATGCCTTTCCCCGTTACACCGTCCTTCTCATACGCCTCGGTGAGGAGATGCTGGAGCTGTGAGGTGTTCAGCTTCGACAGGGTCGCATCCCCGAGCGGCTGACCCTTGATGAAGCGGCGGTATCTTCCATCATATATTGAGAACGTTGACGGCTTGATGTTGCGGTCGATGCGCTTGATGTCGAAGAGCCAGTGGCGGAACACCTCGTCCACCTTGGCCGACTTCTTGTCGAAGTCGAAGCCCTGTTGTTCCAGAGCCTTGGCCTCGTCTATCTTACGCTGGGCGTCTTTCTCTCCGTCCCCGTAAAACGACCGCTGCTTGCCGCCTATAACGGCAGACTTCCTGTAGTACGGGACACCGTTCTTGATGCAGTTATACTTCTTTCCTTTCTGATAAAACACGTTTGCCATGAGCCTTCTCCTTATTCCGTTCCTCCGAACTGTATCGTATGTCACGGATTATCTGCACAGCGAGGCGCAGATCGTCGTCACTCAGGTATTGGGCTTCACGGTAGACATCCCGAAGAGCTTGTCTTCCGCGGAACAGTTTCTCTTCCAGTTCGGTTCTGGAGTTTCCGCGCTCTTCGGTCAGGTCGCTCTTCCAGCATCCGAAGTAGTCCGCCAGCATCTCGATGTTGGCGAGGCTCGGGTATGTCTTCTGCTGTGTCCACTTGGTTACCGTGGAGTAGGGCAGGCCTACGCCCTCAGCAAGTTCTTTCAGGGTCATGCCCCGGACGTCAAGCATCCGCTTCAGATTTTCTGAGAAGATCCTTTTGTTTCCTAAACCTTCGTTCATTTTCCTTCTCCTCCGTTGTGCCCTTAGCATACATCGGCAAGGTTATTTTGGCAAGGAAAATTTTTGAGAATGACCTTGACAAGGCTATTTTGCAGTATTAGAATTGACCATGAAGACCGCGACACGGTCAATACGAAAGGAGCAATGACCATGAAAATGTCACTCAGGGCCGCAAGAATGAATGCCGGCCTGTCCATTAAGGAAGCGGCTAAGCAGCTCGGGGTGGACGAGAAGGCCTTGGGCCGGTACGAGCTGGGACGTGTATACCCCAACATCCGTATCGTCTGTAAGCTGCTTGACCTGTACGGTGTCCAGTTTGACGACATCGACTTCCGCATCAGAGACGAGCAGGTGGGTTAAATGTACACAGCTCCGTATCTGAATGTGAAGGGTGCGTGTGAGTATCTCGGCCTCGGCAGGGCGACAGTCCTGCGGCTGTGCCAGACGAGACCGCACAAATTCCCAGCGGTAAAGATAGGCAACAGGTACCAGATAGACGCTGGCCTGCTTGCCAAGTGGAAAGACGACTGGTACTCAGGCGTCTTCGAGATATAGCATAGGAGGTTTATATGGAAACGAAAGCGTTATCGACGATAATCGAGACCGAGATTGATCGCACAGCGCGAATACTGACAGCGACAAGACCTGAAAGCGGAGACTACAGAAATGTCCTCGAAGCCTTGCGGCAACTTATCTGGCTGCACACCGACCTGACTTTACCGAAACCGCAGATATGCGACGCCAATGTCATCGAGAACATCCAGCCTATTGGTAGCGCAAGTATCAGCAGTAAACCCAATACGAATGAGGTAGTTACGGCGAGGAATGAAACATCGGATGAAGCTACTGTCTCGTTTCGATCAGAGTCCGTGGGAGAACCCGAACCAGAGCCAGTGGCTGAACCCGTGAAGAAAAAGAAGAAGCTCACGAAGGAAGATGTGCGGGCGATCCTGCAGGCGAAGTCCGAGTCAGGCGTCCTCATTCAGCCCATCATCTCTCAGTTCGTTCCCGAAGGGAAGAAGGTTGCGCTGTCCAGCATCAAGGCCTCTGACTACGAGGCGCTCGTGGAGGCGGTCAACAATGCCGGATAAACACGCACTGCTATCCGCGTCCTCCGCGCACAGGTGGCTGGAGTGTACGCCGTCCGTGAGGCTCGAGGAGGAGATACCCTATGAGGGGTCGAGCTCCTACGCAGCCGAAGGGACGCTGGCGCACAGCATTGCCGAGTGGAAGGTAGACCGGTATCTCATCCCGGGCATCGGCACGATGTCCTTCTGCCCCGAGCCTCAGGACGAGGAGATGGATCGCTGTACGGATATGTACAAGGACTTCGTAGAAGAGGAGTACAAGGTGCTCCTCAAGGAGACGAAGGATGCTCTTCTCCTGACCGAGCAGAAACTGGAGTTCGGGGAGTATGTACCCGATGGGTTCGGCACCGCAGACTGTGTCATCATCTCGGACAAGACGCTCGAGGTCATAGACTTCAAGTATGGCAAGGGTGTTCCTGTCAGCGCAGATGACAACCCACAGCTCAGGCTTTACGCATTGGGTGCTTATCTTAGGTTCAGCGTCCTCTACGACTTCGAGCAGGTGAAAACGGTCATCTTCCAGCCGAGGCTCGACTCGATCACGAGTGAGTGTATCACGACCGAAGCCTTGCTCGAATGGGCAGACAGTTTCGTGAAGGAGAGAGCGGAGCTCGCCTACAAAGGCCTCGGAGCCTTCGTGGTCGGCGACCACTGCCGGTTCTGCAGGGCGGCAGCCATCTGCAGGGCGAGGGCTGAGGCGGCATTCAACATGCTGGATTCAGAAGAAGTCCACACCACCGTTCCTCTCCTGCACGACAGTGAGATACCCGGCATCCTCGACAGGATACCCAATGCGGAAGCATGGATCGCATCCATCAAGGAGTACGCCAAGGATAAGGCCATTCGTGAAGGAGTCAAGTGGGAAGGGTACAAACTGGTCGAAGCCCGTACCCAGAGGAAGATATCTGACCAGATAGGAGCCATGGCCAAACTGGAGGAGGAGGGTTACTCCGTAGAGGATGTGACCAACACCAAGCTGAAAGGCCTGACAGAGCTCCAGAAAGTATTAGGGAAAAAGAAGTTCGAAGAACTTCTTGAGCCATACATCGTTAAACCGCAAGGCGAGCCGACTCTCGTACCTGAGAGCGACAAGCGCCCAGAGATCAACCCAGTCGAAAAAGCATTCAAGGAGGAAATCGAATGAGCACGACAGTAACCACAGGTAAAGTACGTTTCAGCTATTGCCACATCTTCGCGCCTTACTCCAACAACGGAGGCGAACCGAAGTACAGCATGAGCGTCATCATCCCCAAGTCTGACACCAAGACCATTCAGGAAATCAAAGCGGCCTGCAAGGAGGCGGCCGAGAAGGGTAAGGCTTCCAAGTGGAACGGCAAGATCCCTGCCAACCTTAAGACCCCTCTGCGTGATGGCGATGAGGAGAGACCTGATGACCCGGCGTATGCGAACAGTTACTTCTTCAACTGCAGTTCCAAGAAGCGCCCCGGTATCGTGGACAAATCCCTTCAGCTCATCCTCGACCCGGAGGAAGTAGAGAGCGGCGACTACGGCAGAGTCAATGTCAACTTCTACGCCTATGACGCCTCGGGCAACAGGGGCATCGCCGCAGGCCTGAACCATGTTCAGCTTATCAGCAAGGGCGAACCTCTTGGCTACAGCGTATCCGTTCAGTCCGCTTTCGGCGATGAGTATGCCGACGAAGAAGGAGGCCTGCTCGACTAATGGAAGAAGTTTTGAAGGATGGGTAGGATAACACACACTCTATCAATAGACGTGGAATCGTATTCCAGCGTAGATCTGTCGGCTGCTGGGGTACACAAATACGTAGACAGCGACGATTTTACGATTCTGCTCTTTGGCTATTCCGTAGACTACGGGCCGGTCAAAGTTGTGGATATAGCTGACGGCGAAAAGATTCCCAAGGAAGTCTTAGAAATGCTGCGCGACCCCGCGGTGTTACTCACCGCGTACAATGCAGCTTTCGAGCGCACAACTCTGAGCAGGTATCTCGCTCTACCGATGCCTGCTTCCCGATGGAGCTGCTCGATGATACTGGCCGCACAGGCAGGGCTCCCCTTGGGACTGGATGCCGTAAGCAAAGCTTTGGGTCTTCCTCCCGATAAAGCAAAGGCCGACGGCAGGGCTCTGATAACTTACTTCAGCAAGCCCTGCAAGCCGACCATCACCAACGGTGGAAGAACCCGTAACATGCCTTGGGATGACTACGAGAAGTGGAACAGATACAAGGCGTACAACAAGCGAGACGTTGAGGTGGAGAACACCATACGCCAGCGCCTCGCGAAACTATTGCCGGATGAAACCGAACAGAGGTTCTGGCAACTCGACCAGAAGATAAACGATGCGGGCGTCAAGCTCGACCTCGAACTGGTGCAGAATGCTATTGATATGAGCGAGTCTTATACCAAGGCGCTCACCGCAAAGGCAATAAAGCTGAGCGGGATAACGAATGTCAAGAGTCAGCAGCAGATCAAGGCGTGGCTTGAGGAAACAGAGGGGCAGACCTTCGAGTCCCTGAACAAGAAGGCGATGCCCGATGTGCTTGCGAGGATACAGACCGAGGATGCGAAACAGTTACTTGACCTGAGAGCCGAACTGTCCAAGACTTCCGTAGCGAAGTTCAGGAAGATGCAGGTATGCGCTTGCAGGGACGAACATGCAAGAGGACTGTTCCAGTTCTACGGAGCCAGCAGGACTGGCCGCTTCGCAGGCAGACTCCTGCAATTACAGAACCTTCCGCAGAACCACCTTGCCGATATAGCGGATGTCCGTTCTCTGGTGAAGGCTGGGTCATACGAGGAGCTGAGTGAAAGACATCCCAACATCAACTCAACGCTCTCTGAATTGATCCGAACTGCCATCATACCAGAGGACGGGTGCCGCTTCATCGTAGCAGACTTCTCAGCCATAGAGGCGAGAGTCATAGCGTGGTTCGCCAAGGAAGAGGATGACCTTGAGGAATTCAGAGGGGCGGGTAAGATCTATGAGCTGACCGCCTCAAGAATGTTCGGTGTACCGAAGGAGCGAATAGCCAAGGGCAACCCTGAGTATTCGCTCAGAGCGAAAGGGAAGGTCGCCACCTTAGCCTGCGGATATGGCGGAGGAGAAAAGGCGCTCATCGCAATGGGCGCCCTGCAGTCCGGCATACCTGAGTCTGAACTTCCCTCGCTGGTACGGCAATGGCGCTCTGCGCATGAGAACATCGTGGCTTGGTGGCGCTCCCTTGAGGACGCAGCCAAGAAATCCATCCGAACCAAATCCGCTGCGGTCGACGAACTCGGGCACATCCACTTCGACTACGTTGACCATAATCTGCACCTATACCTACCGAGCGGGCGGCGTCTTGTGTACGTGAACGCCCAGATCGGGGCGAACAGGTTCGGCAACACGAGTGTTCTTTACGCCGGGCAGAATCAGGTCACCAAGAAGTGGGAGATGCTTGAGACCTACGGAGGCAAGCTTGCCGAGAACGTAGTGCAAGGCACCGCCCGTGACTGCCTGAGGGACTCGATGATGAACCTCGACGCGGCTGGCTACGACATCCGTATGCACGTGCACGACGAGGTCATCATCAACGAGCCCAAGGACAGCGGCAGAACTCTTGAAGATGTTATCGCAATAATGAGACGCACCCCTACGTGGGCACCGGGTCTACCGCTCAATGCGGCTGGCTTTGTCTCTGACTTTTATATGAAGGATTAGGACTATGGAATGCAGTAAGTGCGGATGCACAGAGGTGAAGCTCACGCAGGACAGCAGGGGACTGGCCGAAGCCAGATGCGCTGAATGCGGAGCCCTCATCAAGAAGATGAAGACGAGCGAAGTAGTGGAATACTACGAAGCGAAGATCGCAGACCTGACAGGGGCGAAGGTCGTCGAAGAGGTACCCAAGCCCAAGAGACTTCCGTGCAAATACTGTACGGAAAACTATGTACTGGTCAGAGGGAGCATGCGCTCGGCCAGACAGTACATCCCCATCGAGCATGTGTACTGCCCGATATGCGGAAGAGCAGTAGAAGAATCTGACAGAAAGTATTAGGAGGAGATACCTATGAGAATATCCATAGGTAAGTCAAGAAAGGACACGCACTGGAAACCAGTCGATGTATCGTGGGAAACCCTGTGCGAGAAACTATCAAAGACCTTCGTCTCCTCAGAAACCATGGCCGAGTACAAGGCCATGACCAAGGAACAGAAAGCAGAGAAGAAAGACATCGGCGGCTTCGTGGGCGGAGTCGTGGAAGGCGGTAGGAGGAACAAAGCCTCGGTCAAAACAAGGAGCCTCATCACGCTGGATGCGGACTACGCCGACAAGGCATTCGCCGATAACGCCACCGCCCTGTTCGACTATGCGATGTGCATATACAGCACACACAGCTCTACCCCAAAATCCCCGAGGCTTCGTGTCCTGCTCCCATTAAACCGGGAGGTCAGGGCAGATGAGTATGAGCCCATCGCAAGAAGCATCGCCAAAGATCTCGGCATCGAGCAGTTCGACGTGACGACATACGAGACGAACCGCCTGATGTACTGGCCGTCTACACCGAAAGACGGGGAGTATATTTTCCGGGTGAACGATGGCGAACCCGTCGATGCGGATGCGATACTGAGCAGGTACCGTGACTGGAAAGATGTGCGTGAATGGCCGACCTCCTCAACGGAGGGCGCAGTCAGAGACAAGCGTCTGAAAGCCCAAGGCGATCCAACAAGCAAGCCCGGACTCGTGGGTCTCTTCTGCAGGACCTACGATGTACCTTCGGCCATAGATGTTTTCCTTTCAGATGTGTACGAGAAGTGTGAGGCCGAGGACAGGTACACCTTCCTCGGAGGCTCGTCTACAGCGGGTGTTGTGATATATCAAGACGGGCAGTTTGCCTACTCCCATCATGCCACAGACCCTGCAAACGGAATGCTGTGTAATGCCTTCGACCTCGTGCGCGTACACAAGTTCGGCGACCTTGACTATGAGGTGGACAGAGAGACGCCAGTCAACAAGTTGCCGAGCTACCAGAAGATGTGCGAACTGGTGCAGGAGGATGACGCTTGCAAGAAGACAAAGATAGCTGAGGACATAGCCGAAGCAAGTGAAGCCTTCAAGGACGCGCCGGTAGAACTGGACTGGACATCCCAGCTCCACCTCAGCAAGAGCGGAGCCGTGGAACAGACAGTAGAAAACCTTCGGCTCATCCTTGAGCACGACCCAAACCTCTCAGGCAAGTTCGCGATGAACCAATTCACCGAGCGAATAGTCCTCATAGGCAACGCCCCTTGGAGGAACTGCGACGACAAGCGCAACGGCTCTGCTTGGAATGATGCGGATGACGCGGCGCTCAGGTGCTACATCGAGGAGACCTACGGCATCTACAACAAGGCGAAGGTGGATGATGCCCTGATGGTAACGGTGCAGGCCAACGGCTTTCACCCCATCAGGAACTACCTCGAAGCCCTGAAGTGGGACGGAACCAAGAGGGCGGAGGCCCTGTTCATCGACAACCTTGGGGCAGAAGATAGCCTGTATACCAGAGAGGTGACAAGGAAGTGGCTGCTTGCCGCAGTCACGAGGGTCTACAGACCCGGCTGCAAGTTCGACAACATGGTCGTGCTGGTAGGCGACCAAGGCATAGGTAAGTCCTATCTCGGCGGACTGCTCGGTCGAGGCTGGTTCTCAGACACCTTCGGCACAGTCACCGGCAAGGAAGCATACGAGCAGCTCAAGGGTGCGTGGATCATCGAGATGGGTGAACTGTCCGCTTTGAAGAAGGCTGAAGTCGAGAGCGTGAAGCTCTTCATCAGCAAGCAGGAAGACAATTACCGAGCGGCATACGGGCATCACACCAAGGTGAACAAGAGGCAATGCGTCTTCTACGGAACAACCAACGACGACACCTTCCTTCGCGACCGAACAGGCAACAGAAGGTTCTGGCCTATCCAATGCGGCGTGAATAAGAAGAGCATGTATGTGTTCGATCTCCTCGCCGAGGACATCGACCAGATATGGGCAGAGGCCGTGACATGGTTCAAGGCAGGCGAAGGGTTGTTCCTCTCGAGGAATGCGAACAAGGCCGCAGCCGAAGTGCAGGATCGCTACATGGCAGCAGACCCGAGGGTCGGCGTCATCGAACAGTTCCTCGAAAAGAAGATACCAGCCAACTGGAAGAACCTGACCACGACAGAGCGAAGGAACTTCATTCAGGGGTTCTTTAAGAGTGACGAGGTTCTCGTCCCGAGGGAAGAGATAAGCGTGATAGAACTTGCTTACGAGCTGTACGGCAAGACGGAGCTTCAGCCTTGGGAAGCCAAGGAGTTCCACAATCTTCTCAAGAGCGTGGACGGATGGAAGTATACGGGAGCAAGAAGGAACACACCATACGGAAGACAGCGTGTTTACGAAAGGATAGACGAAGATGAGATTGATAGCAGAGACAGTGACGGATAAAGGCGTGATAAACTACACGCTCTTCGAGGATGTCAACAGGGTATACCTTGAGCCAGTGACAAACGGCATCTCGTTTCAGCAGGATGAAGACAGACCGGGGTTCTACTGTATAAGCGAAGGGCTCACCCTCGGCGGAAAGGATCTGCCAAATGGCAACGATTGAGTCTGACATCGAGAAGTACCTCGCGAAGCTCGTCAAGGAGGCAGGCGGTGTGTACCTGAAGATACCTGCCGTCTACATGTCAGGCATCCCTGACAGGCTCGTGCTTCTTCCCGAAGGGAAGATGTCCTTCGTGGAACTCAAGCGTCCCATAGGGGGCAAGCGAGCCCAGCTTCAGAAGTACTGGAACAAGAAGCTCTCTGACCTCGGCTACCTTGCCTGCTATGTGCAGACGAAAGATGAAGCCGACATGTTGATGAAGAGATTGTTGAAATAGCACACGCAGAGCGCAAGCTCTGCACACGCCACGTTCCCACAATCGGTGGTGGAGCCGTCTCGAAAGCGGTCGGTCGGAAGACTTGCAGGTTCGAGTCCTGCACGTGGCGCCACTGTATGGTACACCTCCATACGCATTGATTCCTTTCGTGCAAGGCACTGTGCCAGCAGCGTCTTGCACATGCTGGAGTAGCTCAGTTGGCGAGAGCGGCGGCTTTGTATACCGCGTGTCGCAGGTTCGAGTCCTGCCTCCAGCTCCAGTTGCGCGGGTCTTGTTCACATGGTGTTCTTCTTCCGCGCAGCCTCCTAACTATATATGGCGCAGGTTCACGAGCCTTTGGCCTGCGCCCAGATTGCTCCGGGGAAATGGCCACCCCCGTTAGCATAAAGACCGGGCGGCTCACCTTCCTTTCCAAGAGGGAGAAACACTATCAATAAAACAACCCACAAGGTTAACACACCGAAATCGGCTGCGAACCATAGATGCCGCCCGCTCTTTGCAGCCGAGTGGAAGAAAGGATTAGAACGATGGTAACGGTTAAAACAGAAGTAACATACATCCTTGCGGGCAGAAGCGGGGAAGATCTTAGAGCCTATCAGAAACACGCAGATACCCTCGAGAAAGCTTTCAAGGCTGCCGGCATATTCTGGGGCAGAGAGGATAGTACAACAGCGATTACGGTAACGAGTCAGGAATACGTGGAGGTTCCGGGAGGAACGGAGGAGTTAAGAAATGGCGAAGAAGAATAAGTACATTCGGGAGAACGGTGCGTGGGATACGCGCCGTCTTTATGTTGATGCGATCCAGCAGTTCGGCTCTTTCAACCAGCTCGTTGTCGCATCAGAAGAAGCGGGCGAACTGGTGCAGGCTCTGTCCAAGGTCATCAGGTACGCCGACAATGAGCAGGAACTGGAGAGGGCAAGAGACCATGCCGCTGAAGAGATAGCCGATGTGCTCATCATGTGCAGTCAGCTCGGGCTCATCCTCAACGTGGAGAATGATGTGCTCACTTGGATGGACAAGAAGCTCGACCGCCTCGTCAAGCGACTGGAGAAAGCGAAGAAGAAAAATGATATTCAGGCCACACCCGTACCAGACGGCAGCGATCAATAAGATCGTGAAGGACAAGTCCTGCGGACTGCTGCTTGATATGGGACTCGGCAAGACGGTCATCACCCTCACCGCCATATCAGAACTGCTATCCTTGGAGCTGATAAAGAAGGTGCTCGTGATAGCCCCACTCCAAACAGCGAGGAACACGTGGCCCGATGAGAAGGACAAGTGGGAACACACGAAGCACCTGAGGATGAGCCTCATCCTCGGCACGGCTGAGCAGAGACTCGCCGCCCTTGCCGCCGATGCGGACATCTACGTAATCAATAGGGAGAATGTTCAATGGCTCTGTGAGGTGGCTATTCGCCCCAAGGAGTGGCCTTTCGATATGGTTGTGATAGATGAACTATCCAGTTTCAAAAACCCTTCAGCGAAGCGATTTAGGGCCTTACGGAAGGTCATGCCTCTGGTGGACAGAGTCGTAGGTCTGACCGGGACTCCTGCTCCCAATGGGTACATGGACTTGTGGAGCGAGATGTATCTGCTGGACAGAGGGCAGCGGCTTGAGCCTACCATCACGATGTACCGCCAGCTCTACTTCAAGCCGGGCAGGATGAACGGACATGTCGTGTATGAGTGGAGACTGAAGAAGGGATGCAAGGAGATCATAGACGCCAAGCTCGAGGATCTGTGCATGTCGATGCAGGCGAAAGACTACCTGCAGATGCCGGACAGGGTGGAGTCAGAGATCTATGTGACAATGGATGAGGCTGAGAAGAAACTCTACGACAGGTTCGGACGCGACCGCATCCTCCCAGATGAGGACATCATCGGGCTGTCTGCTGCGGCGGTGCAGAACAAGCTCCTGCAGATGGCGAACGGCTTCGCCTATGACACACAGGGCAAGCCCGTCCACATCCACGAGCGAAAGCTCTTCGCCTTAGAGGAACTCAAAGAGGCAGCGAACAGACCTCTGCTCGTGTTCTACTCGTTCGTTGAGGACAAGGAGAGACTGCTCGAACACTTCCCCGATGCGGTGGAACTGAAAGGCAGGAAGGAGATCGAGGACTGGAACAAGGGGAAGATACCCATGCTCGTCACGCACCCGGCCTCTGCCGGCCACGGCCTCAACCTTCAGGACGGGGGCAACACCATCGTCTGGTTCGGTCTGCCTTGGTCTTTGGAACTGTACCAGCAAGCCAATGCCCGTCTCTATAGACAGGGGCAGAAGAACACGGTCTACATCTACCACATCCTCACGAGGGATACGCACGATGCGGATGTGCTCAAGGCTCTGCAGGAGAAGAACACCACACAGGACAGTCTGCTCCGTGCACTGAAGGCGCGGATAGCGAAGTTATGGGAGGAGAAGGGATGACAGCATACGAGAGTCTGAACCGTGTGCGAAGCCACAAGGTAGCCTACGACAGGCTGGTGAACAAAGTCGAGTACCTTACGGCGCTGGCTGAACGCTCGACTCCTGTCTTGTCAGGCATGCCGAAGGCGGGGGCAAGGCACGGACAGACGGACGAAACATGGGCAGCACTTGCCGACTACAGAAGGGAGTGTGAGCAGGAACTCATCTCCTACATCACGGAAAGCAAGCGGCTCGAACTGGAACTGAACTGTATCAAGAGCACGAGGGTGAGGACGGCCATGAAGTACAGGTACATCGACCTGCTCAAGATACCTGCAATCGCCGACCAGATGGCGATGAACGAAAGAAATGTTTACAATCTGCTGAAGCGTGGACGGATGATCTACGAGAAACATTGGGAGGGAAAGAATGAATAGAGAAGCTACTTTGAAGGAAGCACACAAGATCGTGTGCGAAGGAAGAGAAGCGGACTACGGCTCGCCGGAACAGAACTTCGCAGTGATAGCGAGACTATGGTCAGACTATGTCGGCTATCCAATCAGCCCGACAGATGTAGCGGTGATGATGGCTCTTCTGAAAATCGCCCGAATAAGGAACGGAAAGTTTAAGGAGGATAACTTTATCGACCTCGCAGGTTACGCGGCCTGTGCGGCCGAGTTAGCCACCCCAGAGACGACAATGGGAGTTAGATAGGAGGTGACTCTATGTCTACGGTAGGAGCAGCAGGATATGTACAGAGCCCGGACAAGCAGGTACCCCCGCCCAAACTCAAGCCCTTCGACTTGGAGGTAGGGGACTATGTGAAGTATATGCAGGGCCCTGACTCAGACAGAAACAACCCGAGGGTCAGCGCACTGGGTGACCCGAACTTCAACCGCTGGAAGGTGACGGCTATCAGTACCCATGTGTTCGTGACTAAGAACAAGTATGGCATACCGACTGCATTCAGGAAGGAAGACTACCAGATAGGGAAGGTGGTCAAGATTGATTAAAAATCCATGGCCGATGAAGTGGGTACCTATCACGGTAAAAGATCACTTAGAGCTGAGGCATTTTATCTGTCGCTACAGTGGAAGGTTTTCTTTGTTCTGCGGTCAGACACCCAATGGTCTGGGCGGCAAGCAAGCAGACATATGCAAGAACTGCTATATGCGCCAGATGAGTATGACCAACCATCAAGTCATTCGAGAGAAGGCGGTGATAGAAAGGGTATGCGACAGATGCGAGACGCCGATACCCAACCCTGATACCGTCATCTACATCGACATCATGAACCACATAGGAGGCAACCTCTTGTCCGCTGAACTGTGCCGAGGCTGTGCGCAGGAGCTGACCGACTGGCTGAGCGGAGGCGCATTCGTCATGCCTCCTCCTACGGTAGATGCAGAGGGGCAGGCAGAGATCATGCTCGCCTACGATCTCGCGCAGGAAGAGGAAGCAAAGAAACTCTACAGGAAAAAGAAAGAGCAGAGGGAGAAACGCAGGCTGTACTACAGGCACTACTTCCGCAAGCGCAGAGCGCAGCAGCGTGAAGAGAAACGCAAAGAAAGAGACGCAAGATATGCGCAGCTCGCGAGAGATTCCATAAAGCCGAACACGGCAGAGGATGATGACGCGCAGGCGCGCGAGCGCGAGGAAGAATAAAAAAAGGCGGGCGGGCACACGCATTACGCGCATGCCCGCCCGCCCTTAGTGTTGCGTAGGGGATTGCTTAATCTTATTTGGCTTTAGCCTCTACCGTTATCACGAGGTCTTTCCCTTCGTCCCATCCGATGAGGCCGATGGTGCTCTTGGGGATATACACCGAACCGATCTTCGGAGCTGAATACTCGTTCTCTGTTATCTCCTCAAAGCGGATCGTGTTCTTCGTCATCTTCTCCATCTTGAATGTTGCTGATACCTTTTCCATATGTGTCTCCTCTCTACATACCTAATAACTTCTTAAACCGTTTTACCACTCTGTGCTTGAGGCTCGTATCTTCTGGTCGAGGGATGAGTTCAACGATACCATCCTCGCCGGCTATGAGGTCTGCGACCGGCTCGTTGTCCTCTGTCCTGTATATTATAGCATACTTTACCTCTTGGAATGTTACGTCTCGTTCCTTCATCCAGTTGCTGAAATCCATGATGAGGTCATCGAAGCTCAGGGAGAATGTCGTCACCCTGAACTCCTCGTCTTTCGTTTCTGCGTCTAAGTGATATAAGATCTTCTGCTCCATTAGTCACTCTCCTTTCTTGTAATTGTATCACACATTATCGCTCCGCAGTTCGGGCAATACGGCGTTTCAAGGTATCGCCATTCCCAATCTTCTTTGTACATGGGCATATCACAGTTGCATATAGAGCAATAGCCATCTTCGCCTGTTCTTATCCACCGTCCATGTCTTTCTGCGGATGGTCTATAAAGAGCACAGAAATTTCTCTCGTTATCCCAATATTCGCACTCGCTTGATTGCACTTCCCGCCGTTCTGCGGATGGAAGTTCGTTTAGTATCCGTTCGCACCCCTTAAAGGATATAAAGAACGATTCAGGTGTTGCGTACTCGCGTTCCCTACATAATTCTTTTCGAAATACATCTATCGCCGCCTGACGGCTGATAATGTCGTCATCCGTACGTCGGGACAGAATGCTAATCACCTCCGACAACGCACGATAGTACGGTTCTTCGTCTTGATTAAAGCAGTTGTACTCACTACGAATTTCCGACAGTTTGCTGATTAAGTCATTCATTCTGTTCTTCTTCCTCTCTCGGTTCATACTGTGAGCCATCGCAACCACCCATAAGGCATCTGCCATAAACATACCAGTTCCCTATTCCTTTTGTGTTGTATATAGTTCTATACCATATGCACTTCTCGCAGTTCATTCTTCCTCACCAGCTCTCTTATTCCACGCATAAATAGCGTTCGTTGGGTAATAGGCATATTTCTTTGTTAGTCTTCCAGGACAATCTTTTCTCTTGCATCTCGGTGTATAATCATTTCCGCTTGGGATATGCTTTGTAACATATAATTCAGCTTCACCACCGCAGAACGGACAAGGTTTTAATCTATCCATCTTTCCTCCACGTATTTCTCTGCCATCTACATCACCTCCTCTATAATAACTTTGACAGAACCTGCAACCGGCAGGAGCTCCATCATCTTAGCGATGTCCTTCGCATCGCAGGTGAACTCGACCCGATTGATCGTGAACGAGGGGGCTGGCTGCTCTTCGATGGCCGGCTCCTCGACTACCTCAGGCTCAGGCTTGGGCAGCATCTCTTCCCGGAATCTCCGCTGTCCTTCCGTCTCTCTTCCGCCTCTTGGGAAGGTGAATCCCAGATCGTGCAGCATGATACCGAGTGCAGCATTCCCAATGCCCATCATATTTGCGAGGTCAGTGATCCTCACGCCGTGATACTTATCCCTGAGATACTGGATGTAATCCTTTCTGTTCTGTACGCTCATCTCTTTGAATTCATGCCAGAGCATCGGCTCGTTGAAATCGTAACTGTACACAGGCCCTCCTTTTTTCTCCAACTCTTTCTGCGTATACTGACGCAGACCCTGCTTCGTAATAGATGTCTTGTGGTTTGTCTGATTGTGTTCTCTGACCTGCTCATAGTGAGCATCTCGTGCTGTGAACCCTTCGTTCCTGTGGTCTGGACCACTGTAGTTCAGCAGTTTCTTCATCAGTGTTCTCCTTTCTAATTTGCGTAGGTGTAGTCGCTCTCATCTGCTCTGATGGATATGATGTGCTCGAAGGTGAGAGTCGTGTGGTTCATAAGGAAGTACCCGACTGCGGAGAAGTAATCAACGCCTATGGACTCATCAGCATCTTTCTCACCGTCCTCGTTGTAGAACGTTACGAGGTAGAGTTTCTCCTCGTACTTCTTGCGGACGCTGTAGCTGTTGTCCCAGTCATCCCAGTCGTCCCATCCACCGCCGTAGTAAGTTCCTCTGTACCAAGAGGGGTAGCCCCAGTCGTACTCGGCTTCGATCCACTCAAACTTCTTCCCATCAAGGAGCTCCGGTATTCTCTTGATGTTCGCGTTCATCACGGCTGTGTCCAGAGTCTCCTCGTCTCTATGCTCGTTCTGATATCCGATGGACAGGTTCACGCCGGAGACTTCGAGGTAAGGACACAGGATGCAGATGTCCGTGAAAGAACCAGTTGCCGTTTCCCATCCATGGCTCGTGATGAACTCCTCGAACTCCTCGTTTGCTCCGTCATAGTAGACGGCGTCGTTGCTTCCTCTTCTGTCGAGCTGGATGCAGTAATTGACATCGGGTCTGATGCCAGACTTGGTGAACGCTTTCGCACCGATACCGCCCATCTCTTCACCGCCTGTGAACAGGACATGGCAGTGATGCTTCACGATGGTCTCGAGGATCGCATAGATACCTGCTCTGTCATCGGCACCGAGCCCATGCTTTGCAGACAGGACTCCCTTCGTGTTCTTGATATACTTCGGAGGGTTAGGCACCGTGTCGTAGTGCGCGACCAGAAGGGCAGGGATGCTGCCCTCTGCATAGATGAAGTCCTTCGTGACCACAGGTTCATAGCCGTTCTCCCTGAGGATCTTCGTGATGATCTTTCGTGCTTGCTTCTCGTCTGCTTTCAGCAGAGTGTACAGATTGTTTTTCATGTATCGTTTCCTTTCTCTTATGCTGCGGTGGTATCTTCGAACTTGACGCACTTGTTTACCTGATCGAAGTATTGCCATACGCCGTCTATCGTGAACCTTCTGATGAAACCGTCGTTGTCTCTGTCGACGATAGCCGTTCCGTCATATATTCCTTCCGGGTACTTCTTCATGCGTTCGAGGAAGCTGTTGACATAGGCTGCTGCCCGTTCGTTCTCGATAGGAACGACCTCGTAGTTCTTGCCGCCGTTGGCTCTACCGAAATAGATCTCGCTTCTGCTTCTCGGGTCATCCTCCGCGATCGGCATGAAGACAGCTACGAGCCGGTTGGGATAGAGCCCTGTCATGTACGCCTCGACTTCCGATGCAGAAGCGTTCGTCACTGTAGTCCAGCCTGAGGTAGTTATCACCTTCACACACAGCAGGTCTTCATAGCGGTCACGGCGAGCGATGTTCAGCTCATACTCTCCCGTGTTGTAGTTGTACTCGTAGAAATCATTGAAGCAGTGGCGGCACACGCCGAGGCTCTCGTTCTGGCGTGTCTCATTTGGCTGAGTCCAGTACTCCATTCCGCAGTCCTTGCAGATGTGGCGGTGGTTCTCAGCGCAGTCCTTGCAGTAGAGGTACGTTACTCCGTTGGCTGTCTCGCGCTCGAGGCCGATGTCGTCTCTCTTGTGGAGTCTGTGGCAGTTGTCGCACTCGAACTCATCTTCTTCGATGCAGTCATCACATACCCAGTTGCCATCCTCATCGAGCGTCATGTCAGACTTCCTGTAGACTTCACCGCATCTTTCGCAGGCTGCGAAGTAAGTGTTGAAGCAGTTGTCGCACACGAGCTGCCCGTCTCCTGTCTCTGTTGCTTCGTCGGAGAGATGCCATCTGCCGCACTCTTCACACTCGAAGAACATGTCGTCTTCTGCTGCCGAGTCTTCGTCAACGTATCCGTAGTACTCTACGTAGACTGCGATGTCGCCGCTGATGTATCTCTCGTTGTATTCGTCCCAGACATAGTCGCCGTTGTCGATGCAGTTCTGGCAGACCTGAACATCGTTACCGCGTCTGTCTACCGCCCAGATGAGGTCGTTCTCGCTGTAGAAGTAGTCACCGCAGCAGTCGCAGGCGTAAGTTTTTCTTCCTGCACAGGAAGAGCAGATGGGATAATCGTTCTCATCGAGGTAGTCTCCGCAGCAGACGCAGATGGGTTCGTTGCTGCCGATCTCGAACTGCAGGAACTCATCCTGCTGAGCATCCTCTCCCTGCTCGAGGAACGACGGGGTATAGATGTGGTAGGTGTGGTGGAAGTAGTCGGGATACTGAAGACCGTAGCTTCTGACGTGGTCACGGTCGAGAGTTGCGTTCGTCTTCTTCCACATGTTGCCGAAGCCTTCGCAGTCTGCGACGATCTGCTCTACGATCTGTCTGTTCTCTGCGTAGACAGGGTCGCTCAGGTTGTCTCTCGCCAGCTCGTAGGGGTAGACACGGCAGGGAGCAAGGGCATGACCGTTCCAGAAGTAGAGCTGCCGTGTATACTTATCGGCGTAGGTGATGTTCACGCTTAAGATCTCCGCATCAACCGTGTAGAAGATGAGGGTCTGATTGTCGTACGCATACGACCAGCAGCCTGCGGAGTAGCAACCGCTGTCGTCGTAAGCGTCGGTGCTGATATGATGGCAGGAGCTCCAAGAGTTTCCGTAACTCATGCGCAGGAAGTCCATCGGATTGACGGACAGGACTGTGTGTCTCCTCACCTTCAGCTCGTTCATGTTGTCTGCGAACTGGGTGTACTGCCGGCGTGCTCTGGCAAGAGCATCCTCTGTCTTGACTTCGCCAGTCACGGGGTTGATGACGTCTTTCTGTCTGCGTCCTGCGAGGGCATCCTCCCACCCGTACTGTCTGAGCAGTTTGAGCAGAGCCCGTGTGCTCTTGGTTCCTGCGTGGATGTGGGCATCAGGCAGGCAATACTTCACGATCGCTTCTCCCTCTTTCGTGATGGAAGGGGTGAGGAACACATCCTTGAAGGTGTTTGAGTCTTGCAGATTAGAGGCCAGAATGTCGAGCTCTGTAGTATTAGGCCAGTCTTCTTTTCTGGCAAGGAATAATGTGCATCCATCGAAACCCGGGACGTCATCGAAATACGACGGACAAACATCAATATCCATCCACATTTCGCCTCCGATGAATCTGAGGTTGCAGGACGCCGAGTATGTATCTACTGGCCGGGTGTAGTCCGCATCGAAGTGTACTCTCAGGTTCTCTTCGTCCCAGTTGGGGTGCTTGCTGAGCATCTCGATGAGGCCAGCCTTCGCATCGAGGCACCGTCTTACGGCTTCCCTGCAGTAGTAACGGTCGACATCTCCGCTTCCGTTCTCTACCTCGTAGCAGTCAAGCATCATGCGGAAGACCTGTCCGCTGATTGTTTCTACCAGTTCGTTTCTTCTCTCTTCGCTAAGCATTCTTGTTCTCCTCTCTCTCGTTAAACTCTTTGATACCGTTCTTGAGTTCTCTCTGAAGCATCTTTACCTTGGTCAGTCCGTTGAGCAGTACGGCTACAGCCTGTGCAGACGCTGCTTTCGCGATGGGGTCTTCCTCTTCATCGGGCTCGACCAGAGTTGCCAGAACAGAAAAGACCGCAGCAACAAGAGCCGCGGTCTCTTCGTCCGTAAGGATGTACTTCTTGATTTCTGGTAAGGTCATGTGTTCTTCTCCTTTCTCAGACCTAAGCGATATATGCGTACACTGCTTTGCGCAGGGCGTACCATGAGTCTTGGTCGGCGTAGTCTCTTACGCCCATGTAGGTTCTGCTGTCTATCATCTTCTTGATCTCGTCTGCTGCCTGCTTCCATGTGAAGCTTTCATCATAGAGGAACTTCTTGCTATCGTGGTCATAGTATCTGACCCTTATTCCTTTGCCATCGTAGTCAACCCAGTTGCCTAAAGATGCGGTTCCCCCTATGCCGTACTCTTTACTCAGGAACTTGGCGAACTCATCTCTGCCCGGGTGCTTCTGGGTATAGAACATATAGATGCGTCGCTTGCCGCCGACAAAGCCTGACCCTCTGAAGCAGGCTTCGTGGAACATGAGGTTGAAGTCTTTCATTATGCTGCCTCTCCTTTCGCCAGTGCTAAGATGCTGTCGTCTAAGATCTTCTCGACTGCCATCAGTACCTGTGCCTTCCACAGTTTCAGGTCGTCCGTTTCGACAGGCTCCTTGCTCTCCGCTTTGGCAGGAGCAGGGGAGGGCTCTGCCTTCTTGGACTTGGCTTCCTTCTTAGGCTTGGGCTCTGCCTTCACGGCTTCCATCACGACCTGCTCTTCGGTCTCGGTGCTCTGCGGTTCCTCATCCTCGAAGCCGAAGAGGTAGTCGAGGTCGTTGACCTCTGCCTTCTTGGGCTCTGCCTTCTTGGCAGGTCTGCTCTTCTTGGTGCTCTTCACCTTCGTGCCGGGGAATGCTTCAGCCATGTCGATGGGTGCGGCCTGAGCCAAAGTCTTGGGCTCTGCTCCGTTGTTCTTCGCCTTGCTCTTGGCGTAGGACTCGAAGTAGTCGATCGTCATCTGATACACATCGGCATTGAAGTCGGTGTAGTACAGACCCTTTCTCTTGCTGAAGTAGTAGCCGAGGTTCTTGAGCCGTGCTCCCTGCTGGGTGGTGATGTTGTCGCTCTGCACTTCGATGCCGTGCAGTTTCTGGTTGATGCGGATGACCACATCGCCGATGGTGGTAGAGGTTGCGGTGTTCTTGATGTTCTTCTTAGCCATTTGTTTTCTCCTTCTTATCATTAAAAGAATTACGGTCAGAATGATGATGGTTGTGTGGGACATAGGTTACAGATTGCCGTTCTCGTACGCGAAGTTGAACTCGCTGAGCGCATCTCCGTAGAGATAATCGAATGTCCAGTAGTTTCGTATCTCGCTGGCGAGAGCGGACATGGAAGGGTACACATCCTGCGAGGTGTAGTCCTCTGAGTTGTCAATGTACAGCGACAGGGTAGGTGGGAAGACTGCGAGATTCAGAGTCCACTGAAGCCAGTGCTCGCTGCCTTCTTCATCCTCGCAGGTCGTGAACATCACGCCGATGCTGTCCAGTTTGTTCCTGTCTACCTCAGGACTGTCGTCCGGCCACTCATAACTGAAGTACTCGTTCAGCGCCTTGATGACCTCATCTCTCCCTGTAATCTTGGACTGGTTCTCACGGTAGAAATCCATAAGGGTTTTCATCTCGCTCTCCTTTCTACTCGAACTTAAACTCGTAGATTTTCCTGTTTTGTTTGTCGGGGCTCACACTGTAGACCTTGACAGGAACATAGCCGTACCTCGTGTAGTCGCACTCGACTCTCTCGTATCCTCCGATACCCCTGAAGAAGGGGACTGCCTCGATGGCGTTGAGGTAGAACTCAACGCTCACATCGTCAGCCTCGCATCTCGTGGTGTGCCAGTTGGTCGTGCCCATCTTCTTCTGCTCTGTCTTCGTCGCCTTGATGACGAGGTCAGACCAGTAGGCGAGGAGCCCGTCGACTCTCCACTTCTTGCTTGCGAAGGGGTACTTCTCACGGAACTCTTTGTAGGTCATTCTCGTTTCTCCTTTCTCCTTTCTTGCTTTACCTCTTCCATAGTTCTTGTCGATCTTTCTCTTCTCTCGGTAGTATTCACGAACCGTCTTTCTGTCTTCCATCCTCTTGGTTAAGAGGCGCTCGTTCATATTCCACACCTTGCACTTCAGTTTGTAGATTGTCAGTTCCTCAGGTACGAAGTCATCATCTTCTTCCCATCGCTCTCTGACTTCCTCGCTTGCTTTCTCTAAGAACGCATTAACCTCAGCTTCGCTGAGTTTCCAGAGCAGGTCTTCGACCTCGACGAGGATGTCGAGTTCAGCGTTCTTTATATACGCCACTCTTGTTTCTCCTTTCTTGGTTAATCCCACCATGCCTCTGCTACGATTGCTTTGCTCCCTTCCATGTCGAAGCAGAACTCATCTGCATATCTTGCAAAGCGAACGAAGGCAACGGCATCTTCGGTATCGAGACGCGCTCCTTCTTTGATGCCGAAGGAATCTATCGTCACTCTGAAGTCGTCTCTTGCCGGAGACACTGCATATCCGGACAGCCACCAGTCATAGGGATTGGTTGAGCATCTGATGAAGTTGATTATCTCTCTGGCTGTCGGCGAGAAGTTCTGCTGATCCTCTGGGTCGAGATAACCTCTGTCTATGAGTAACTGCGCAGTCTCAACAGAGATGTCCGTGAAGTGTCTTATCCCTCCGCTGTACTCGTTCTCATTGAAGTCCTCTCCCCAGATGATGCGGTCTCTCTCGTTCGCCTTGTCTGTCAGTTTCTTTTGTTTCCAGAGAGGCAGGCAGTCTCTGTCTTCGAGGTAGATGTTGATGGCTTTCCCCTCATAAGCGAGTTCGATTTGGCACACAGAACACTTGCGGTATGTGTCGGACAGACAGTTTCGTCCATCGTAGGACTCAAGCAGGTGCTCTGCACTCTCGCTGAACAGGTTGATGTAGGTTTGGTCGCCATAGATAAGGCCTAAGATTTCTTCGAGTCTCATTACTCGTTTCTCCTTTCTTGTAAGAGGGAAGGGCGGAGCGTGTTTGCCCCGCCCTATAGAGCGGCGTTTACTTTGCTGCCTTGGTCGCTGCCTTCTTGGCAGGTGCCTTGGCTCTGGGCTCTGCCTTCTTGGCAGAGGTCTTGGCGCTCTTGGCAGGAGCCTTCTTGAGCAGATCGGTGATGGTCTCGGACAGGGCGAGCATCTCATCGGAGGAGAAGGACAGACCCTTGCTGAACTTCTTGTGGTCAGGAGCCCAGTCTCTGATGTCGAACTTCGGCTCGGAGTCTTCCCACTTGACGATGTTCAGCTCTCTCGTCCAGCCGGCAGGGGATGTCCGCAGAACGGACAGATGCTTCTTGATGGTGAAGTTGATGGGGGTGGTGTTGGTGTTGGTGTTGCTCTTGGTGTTCTTCTTGGTAGCCATAGTGTGTTTCCTTTCTGCCTCTTTGGCACTCTTAAAACTGGGGCTTAACAAAGTTCTCGGTGACGAACCCTGTGCCGTGAAGCCACAGGATGTAGTCATCGGTTACGACCTGGGTGAGATACTCGTTGCACATAATGCAAGAATACAGTTCGCCTATGTGGAAGTCCGCATCATCGGCAGGATACTCATCGGGGTATTCATAGAGTATCCCAGTCGAGGTGGACAGGACTACTGTGCCTTGGTCGGGTCTGAAGTCCACGACCTCTAAGGTCTGCGGATAGATGAGCCCTGCGTTCAGAGCCAGCAGGATGGTTGCGACGATAGTCGCAAGGCTCGTTTTCAGATTGAACTGCGGTAACATTACTCTTCTCCTTTCTCATCCTCAAAGAGGATGCTCAGTCCGTGCATCTTGGGATTGAACTTGCATGCAAGTTCGTAAAAGAAAAGCGTGGTGCATACCACGCCGCAGATTAGGCAGATGCCTAAGCAGATGTCGAGGATTGTGTTCATCGGTTCTCCTTTCTCTGTGAGAAATTGCTTGGTGCTCTTAAGCGGCACAGTAAAGAGCCCAGCGGATGGCTGGGCTCTCTGGCTCTGACGCTTAATCGTCTCCGTACAGGTTTGTGTAGACGAAGTGCATCGTGTTCATCATCCCGGTCAACTTGTCCAGTTCCCGTCTTGCATTTGATGCCGTCGTCTCGATCTCTGCGAGAAGTCTCTTCGCCGGGATATCATCCTTAACGAACTTGCTCTCGACTCCGTTGTAAGAAATTCTTCCGAGGATTTCGTTTGCTCTGATGATGCCTTCCATCAGTTCGGCACAGACCTCAGCAAGGATGCCGTTGAGGTAGAACACATCACGGTTCTCCTTTACTCTGAGTTCGTTGGCTGCCTGCTCAACCTTGTTGAGCTTGTCGGTGTTGAATGTGTACAGCAATTTGGTTCTCCTTTCTCTACTTGCTTTCCAGTAAGGTTACTCTTGCTCCGTGGTAGATCGCCTCGATGGTCTTGTAACCCAGACGAAGGTACATCTCCGTATTGGCTATGAGGTTTGCATCGTCCTTCTTCCTGAGTTTTCTCAGAGCGGCTGTTGCCTGCTCTACCAGTTCGGGGTTCTCATACGCCATGGACGAGATTAAGACTGTCCACTGTTTGGCTGTGGTGGTGTAGGGCTTTCCTCTCCTTCCGTAATCCAACATTTTACTTTCTCCTTTCATTCCTGAAATTGCCATATAGAGTGGCACGACGACGGGCTGCATAGAGGCAGCTCGTGGATTGTATACAGTTTGCGGATTGTATACAATCCTGCAAACCGCTTCTTGGCTGTGTGCTATAACAAAGTCTTATAACCTGCCAGCCTCTGGAACTCAGCAGTTCCAACGGCTCCAAGGTTTTGCTCTGTTCGTTTCCCATACGGTTTCCCATATAGGCCACACAATAAAGGGCACCACCTTGCGGTGATGCCCTCTGGTTCTGTGGTCTATTCGGTTGCTTTGGATTATGCCAGAGCCTTGGTCAGCATCTCTACGAGCTGAGCCTTGGTCATCTTCTTGAGGGCCTTCTCCAGATCCAGATTGGTTTCGGCCTTCGGTTCTTCCTTCTTCGGTTCTGCCTTCGGCTCGGCGAACTTCTTGTTCTCCTTCATGAAGGCATCATACTGCTTGTCTCTCTTCGCTTTGGTATCGAATCCCTTGTAGAAAAATCCCGGTCTGACCAGTTCCCGGTTCTCATACTTCGGCATCATCCACTTGAAACCATGGTCATAGAATGCCATGATGGTGGCCTTGTTCATATCCTTCTGAGCCACTGCCCCATCGATAACAACCTCGAGGCCGATGCCAGTTTTCCCAGCGGTGGTCTTCCGCAGTTCCTTGTAACCGTGGAATACAAAGTTCTCGTTGCTCTTCTTGATAGCGTACTTCATTGTGTAACCTTTCTGCCATTCATTCGGCACTACATCTCACGGGAATGGCGTTGTGCCATTTCCGATTTTGCACCACCAGTCTGCGCCGTGGGGGTGGTTCCCGACGTAAGGAGGGAACCAGGGGCTACAGTAGATGTTTCCCCTCCACCACTACTACTGTAGATACATAGGGGAGGACGATCTAATGCCATACGGTGGGGAGAGAGACAATCGATACCCCAACGCTATTTCTATACCCCGTAGCCTTGTCCCGCCTGCGTATATAAAGATTTTCAGGCATATCTCGACAGGAAAATTTTGACATACACCAATCGTCCGCAAATCGTGGTATTATAAATAGGAAGTCACATCCACCCAACTTCATCTAAGGAGGTTTCTGCCCTATGTGCTACGAATGCGAACTCGAAAAAGAAATAGAGGAATTGGAGGAAGCTCTTGACGAGCTCACCAAGAATAAGAAGTACCGAACTCTGGATAAGATCCTTCCACCTGACCAAGATAAAAAGGAAGAGCCCTAAAGGGCTCTTTTTAATGCCATCTATTTTTATACCCCCAGTACCCCCCAGCCGGGGTTCCCTACGAGCTTTTTCGCCGCCCGTCCAGTAATGCGTCCAGTAGTCCAGTAAAAATAAATTTACTGGACGCTGAAAACCCTTGCAATTACTGGCTGTGTCCAGTATGTCCAGTAAGTCCAGTAAATTCTATATAAGTTAAAAATAATTATATATAAGTCCTTATATACCCATATACCTATATATCCCTATTATTTTTAAACGTATTAGGGGGGGGACTGGGTTTACTGGACATACTGGACACACCCTTGAAATTTCAACGTTTAAGCGCGTCCAGTAAATGAAAATTTACTGGACACTTACTGGACACTGTCCAGTTTACTGTCCACTTTTTCCGTCCAGTACCAATTTCAGACCCGATTCGCATCACCCACACCCCGTCCTATCTCTGACCCCGTAGTGGGACATTGTTTTGCACCCGGTTCGCAGTTTACTATGTAAACTGCGAAAGGAGGCAAGGAGATACCATGCCCAGAAAAGTAAAAGGTACGGCTACCCACGTTCCCACCGAGAATGAAAAAGTCGGTCTGCGCAATTTCAAAGAGATGACCGAAGAGGAACACAAGGCCATCGCCAGTAAAGGCGGTAAGGCGGCAGCCGAGAGCAAGAGATATAATGAGAGCTTCAAGCAGGCCGTTCAGTGGGCGATGGAGCTTCCTGCCATGAAGGGTAACCCAACAGTGGATAGACTCCGCAAAGAGTTCCCCAAACTGAACAACCGGGACGCCATGGCCATCAGCATGACGGCCGAAGCGATCAAGAAGGGTAACGTGAAAGCCTTCGAGGCTCTGCGTGACACAGCAGGCGAGAGCCCGACCAAGAGCCTCTCGCTGAACGGCGACGACGGCGCAGGCGTTACGATCAACATCAAGACAGTAGAGTAGGAGGCCACACCATGGCAGACTTCACCGATAAGGCGGCACTCGGTACGCGCCGCATGAACCCCTCCAGTATGGTGCCGGGTTCCTCATCCAACGCCCCTCAGGGCGGCTTCAGAACACAGCTCCGTTCCGACGCATCTGCTGCTGGCTCCGGTGCTGCTCAGATGCCGTCTGCTCCGCAAGCACCGCAGAACGCGCAGATAGCGACGCCGTCTCCTGTGACACCTGAGATGCAGGCGCAGCTTCTCGCGCATCAGCTCAGCGCAGGAGGCACACCTCGTCCCGGACAGAAGGTGTCCTCTCAGATGGGCAGAGTCCCTCGCGTCCAGCTCCCGATGCAGACGTTCGAGCATACAGGACAGAGCGGCCCGATGATAAACGACTTCCACAAGACAGGCGCTCCCGCAGACATGTCGTCGCTTCCGACTGAGCAGCAGGCCATGCTCCCGTCTCAGACTCCGGCTCAGCAGAAGAAGCGGTCGTTCAAGTCGGACGACTTCAACATGCTGTCGGCCATCTTCAAGACGCTGGGCGAGCAGTAGCGTAATCTCCAAGCACATATGGATATACAGGTAACGAAGAAGCAGCAGGCGTTCATGGAGGCCAGAGAGGATGAGGTGCTCTACGGCGGAGCGGCGGGCGGAGGCAAGTCGTACGTTCAGCTCATCGACGCTCTCGTGTACGGCATCACGTACCCCGGCATGAAGCAGCTCGTCCTCCGGCGTTCGTTCCCGGAGCTCGAGCGTTCGCTCATCCGTGTCATGCTCGAGATATACCCTCAGCAGATATACTCCTACAACAGCTCCAAGCATACGCTCCGCTTCAACAACGGCTCGATCATAGACTTCGGTTTCTGCGACAATGAGTCGGATGTGTACAAATACCAGTCCGCCGAGTACGATGTCATCCGCATCGACGAGGCGACGCACTTCACGCAGATGATGTATGAGTACCTGCGTACCCGTATCAGAGGCGCGAACACGTTCCCAAAGCAGATGAAGTGCTCGACGAACCCCGGCAACGTGGGGCATCAGTATTTCAAGTCACGCTTCATAGACTGCATGCCTCCGATGACGACATACGAGGTAAAGAATCCGCGTACTGGCAAAGTCCAGACGCGGCTTTTTATTCCATCAAGAGTCACGGACAACAAGTTCCTGATGGAAGCAGACCCTGACTACGTAGCCCGTCTCGAAGACCTGCCTACAGACCAGCGGAAAGCCTTATTGGAAGGAAGCTGGGATCTGTACGAAGGACAATTCTTCCCCGAGTTCGACAGGGATATACACGTCATCAAGACGCTTCCAGAGAGAACGAGGGACTGGCGCATCTACTTCACGTGCGACTACGGTCTCGATATGTTCGCAGGGCTCTTCATAGCCTGCGACGAGAAGGACAACGCCTACGTGATGGGGGAGATCTACCAGCCAAACGTCATCATCAGCGAGGCAGCGAAGCTGATAGGTCAGAAACGCAGACAGCTCGGCATCGTGAAGTGCGATGAGTACCTCGGGCCGTCTGATATGTGGATACGCCGTCAGGAAACGGGCAAGTCCGTTGCGGATATCTTCCGCACATCGGGCATCCTGCTTCATAAGACCAGCAGAAACCGCATAGCCGGATGGGCAGCTACCAAAGAGTGGCTCCATCCGTATAGAGATGAGCAGGGCATCCTGACATCAAGGCTGAAGATACACGAGTCCTGCGTCAATCTTATCAGGACGCTGCCCGCTCTTCAGTACGACAAGAACAGACCGTCTGATGCTGCCGTGCAGCCGCACGAGATCACCCACGCGCCTGACGCCTTAAGAGGCTTCTGCGTGTACCGCTCTCGTGCAAACAGGGAGGAACCGCCTGTTCCGCCCGAGGTGCAGAGCGCCGAGAAGGAGCTTGACACCTTCAACAGCAACGGCATGTTCGACATATATGGAGGAAGGAAAAGACGAGATGTTATCACAGACAGCTACGACAGTTCTGATAGTAGTTCTTACAATCCTATGTACCTTTAGTGTGCTGGGGCTGGCTGTTTCTGTATCAATTCTCCTTCGGCTAAATACAACCAACCAATCCATTCCAAAGCAGGTTCCTCTGAATAAGTCTGTTTCCGAGCCAGCCCCATCTTTTAAGGAGACGCTCACAGAGGAAGAGCAGGAGTATCTGGAGAAGCAGAAAGAGCGGTACAGAGCGGAGAACGAAGCGTTTGAGGAGCTTATGAACTATAACGCAAACAAGGCATACGGCATCGAGCCGGTCGACGAGCCGTTTAAGGAGTAATCCATGGACGACAGAAGACGCTATACCGAGGCGTGGAGACTCTACGAACTCGGCAGACAATACAATAATTCTCTCGTACCGAACCAGTACGACCTCGTGAACACGAACATCGAGTTCTTCGTTGGCAACCAGTGGAAGGGTCTGTCTCAGAGCAGCGCCATGTCCGCTCTGCCTAAGCCCGTGTTCAACATCATCAAGAGAGTCGCATCCCTGTTCGTCGCATCCCTTACCTCGAGCTCCACGAAAGTGAGCTTCGAGCCTCTGCAGAACAAGCAGGATGCGCCCATCGAGATGAAGCAGACAGGGGAGCTCGGCATGCCGGACTCTGACTCAGAAGAAGGCCTTGCCATCACGGCGGCTCAGATGGCTACATCTGAGTGCGAGAACCTGTTCGACAAGTTCAAGATGGACTACAAGATCCGTGAAGCCCTGTTCGACGGTGCTCAGACGGGCGACTACTGCGCTCACTTCTACTGGGATGCGACCGCGAAGCCTTACGGCGGTGCCTACGGCGCCTACAGAGGCGAGATCAAGATGGAGCTGGTGGACGGCATCAACGTGATGTTCGGCAATCCCAACACGCGCATCGTGGAGGAACAGCCTTACATCCTCATCATAGGGCGCGACACGGTGCAGAACTTGCGCAAAGAGTATCTCCGTTACCACCCCGGCGATGAGCTTGGCGCACAGCAGATACTCCCAGACAAGGACAATCTCTGGCAGGCCGCATCCGGCGGACGTAAGGAGCTCTCAGACAGCGAGCGTACGAGCAAGGCGCTGTTCTGCTACATGTACACGAAGAAGGAGAAGGAGGTCAAGCTGACGAACCCGGATGGCTCTCCCAAGATGGAGAACAAGACGGACAAGTACGGCAAGCCGATACAGAAGAAGCTGAAAGACGGCTTCCCGATGACAGACATTAACGGCAATCCTGTGTACGAGCAGGTGCAGGCAACGGAGCTCCGTTCTACGGTGGTCGTTTCCAAGCACACGAAGTATGCGGACATCTTCCCTGAGACCGACACCGATCTGACCTATTACCCTGTTGCGTGGGGCAACTGGGAGCACCAGAAGAACCAGTACCACGGCAGAGCTTTGGTCACCGGCATCATCCCCAACCAGATCTACATCAACAGCATGTTCGCCCTCATCATGCGGCATCAGCAGATGCTGGGCTTCCCAAAGATACTCTACGATGCCAACACCATCCCACAGTGGGACAACATGGTGGGCAAGGCCATCGCGGTGTACGACCTGCCTCCCGACAAGCGGATGAGCGACCTGCACTCTGTCATCCAGCCTGCGGACATGTCCACTCAGATCATGGCCTGCATCGACAGAGCCATCGCTCTGACGAAGGAGTGTCTGGGCGCAACGGATGCCCAGCTCGGAAACGTACGGCCTGACAACACCTCCGCGCTCATCGCACTTCAGTCCACTTCTCAGGTTCCTCTCGAGAACCCTCAGTCCTGCAAGTACGAATGGGTCGAGGACATCGGCCGCATACTGCTCGATATGATGGGCACCTACTACGGTGAGCGCCCCGTCGTGCGGCACGAACAGAAGACGGAACAGATCGTAGACCCCACAACGGGCATGCCTTCCACGATGACGCGCAACGTGTCCACGGTCGAGCTCTACGACTTCGGAAAGCTTAAGGACTTGTGGCTGAACGTGAGGGCAGATGTCGGCGCCTCCACTTACTGGAGCCGCATCGCAGTCGTCCAGACGCTGGACAACCTCAAGCAGAACGGCGTACTCGACGTGCTCGACTACCTCGAGCGTATGCCCGATGAGTACATTCCGAGGAAAGAAGAGCTGCTTGCGAAGATCCGCAATCAGCTTTCTTCTCAGCAGCAGCCGCCCGGAGGTGAGGGCGGCATGCCGCCTGAGATGGCAGGCGCCTTAGGCGCTCAGCCTGACGCCGCACAGTATCCGGCAGAGGGTGCGGCCTTCGGGGCAAACCCCGAGAACAATTATGCGGCAGTCATAGGTTCTATGCCGCCTAATATGCAGCAGACTTACGACAACATGAACTCAAGAGTTCAGAAGGTGCTGCGTCAACAGACGATGCTGAATACCGTTGGTATTTAGTATAGAGCCTCCATATGTGGAAAGGGAGCCTGACAGGCTCCCTTTTTCATGCCCGTACGCGCGGACGCGGCGGTTCCTCCCTTACCGATGAGGTTCAACTCCCCATGCGGGCACAATCAATTATTTCTTTCTCACCATGAAAGGAGCCTACACATATGGCAGACAATTTTGACTTCCGTGACGACATGATCCTGCCCGATGACTTCGATCCCAACGATCCTGCGGCCAACGAGTATGATCCCAATTTCGTAGCGGACAACTCCGCCGATAACTTCTTTACCGAAGAAGCTGCCGGCGAGAATGGTGCTCAGGCAGAGCCCGTACAGCCTGATGCAGTAGAACCCACCACAGTTCCCGACGCACAGAGCTATACAGCTCCCCCGACCATCAGAGTCAGGTTCAATCACGAAGACCGTGAACTGAGCTATGACGAAGCGGCAATGTATGCCCAGAAGGGCATGAACTACGACAAGCTCGAACAGAGAGTCAAAGGGTATGAAGCGCTGAACGAGAAGATGTCTCGTCTCGCTCGCAACCTCGAGTACGAGACTCCTGAGGAGATGATCGACGCCGCTGAAAACAATTTCAGAGAACGACAGGTTCGTAGACTCGTTGAGGACGGAAACACGGAAGCAATGGCGCGTTTCCTCGTAGACCAGCAGGCGAAGGCAACCGCTGCTGAATCTGCGCCGCAGACGCTGCCTCCGCAGGAGGTGCCTTCTCCCGCGCCGCAAAGACCTTCCTTGACACCTGAACGTAAGGCAGAACTCGATGAGTTCATAAGAGCTTACCCGGGAGTCACCAAGCTCCCAGATGAGGTAATCCGAGCCAACGCTCAGGGTGTACGGCTGCTCGTTGCGTATGAAAGGTATGTAAACAGGGACGCTCTAAGAGAGCGTGCCATCCTCAAGCAGAACCAAGCATCAGCGGCAAAGGCTCCCGTGACTGGAGTCGCAGGACGGTCTGCTTCCGCTCAGGGTACACCTAAGGAAGACCCGTTCCTAAAGGGGTTTGACTCCTATTAGAATACGCGGGTTGCTTGGTCTTTTTACTAAGGAGAGTGCAACCCAATGGCAGTAGTGAATCTGGCCAAGAAATATTCAAACAAAGTAGACGAGCGGTTTTACCGCGACTCTCAGGCGATGATCGCCACCAACAAGGACTACGACTGGAACGGCGTTGAGTCCATCGTAGTATATCAGGTCGATGTTGTTCCCATGAACGACTATCAGAGAACCGGCACGAACAGATACGGTACTCCGACTGATCTGGGCAACACCATTAAGGAATACAAGATCAAGAAGGACAGATCTTTCACCTTCGTCATCGACAAAGGCGACAAGCTCCAGTCCCAGATGGTCATGGATGCTGGAAAGTCTCTGGCTCGTCAGCAGAGAGAAGTCATCGTCCCCGAAGTTGACAAGTACATCTTCGGCGTTATGGCGAACGGCGCTGTAGACGCAGGCAACGTTGAAGTCGGCGCTGTCTCTTCCACCAATGCCTACGCTAAGTTCCTGAAGGGCAGCGAGGTTCTGGGCAACAAGATGGCTCCCGATACCGGCAGAGTTGCGTTCTGCACCTACGGTTATGCGAACCTGCTGATGCAGGACCCCGCCTTCATCAAGTACTCCGACAAGTCTCAGGAGATGGTCATCAGAGGCGAGCTCGGCGAAGTTGACGGCACCAAGATCGTTAAGGTTCCTGCCAGCAGAATGCCCGCAGGCGTCACCTTCATGATCGTCCACAACTGCGCTACCGTTGCTCCTGAGCAGCTCAACGAGTACAAGATCCACGACAACCCGCCCGGAATCAACGGCTGGCTGGTCGAAGGCAGAATGATCTACGACGCTTTCGTCCTCGAAGGCAAGAAGGATGCTCTGTATGCAGGCTTCCTCGAAGGCGCTCTGGCGACCGCTCCTGCCGACGTAGACACCAACGGCAAGCTTGTTGTCACTGGCTCCTATGCTGGTAGCCTGATGATTAAGGCTGGCACGACTCTGCCCGCCTATGGTGATGCTGATACCGGCTACGCCGCAGTCGAAGAAGGCGACACCGTCTCTGCTGACTCCATCGTGGCAGTAGTGGTCGACCACAAGATCATCGCCGCTACGCTCCTCGACGTATAGTCTGACTTAACTCGCCCCGAGCAGGTAACCCCTGCTTGGGGCATTTTTCGTATAGGTAAACGATATGGCAAAGATGACAATAGCGCAGTGCAAAGCTGCTGTGTTTCGGCTTCTCAATCAGTACTCCATAGCAGGTACGGTCGTTCCGCTTTCCTACAACGATCAGGCAGACGATAACAACCGTATGCTCGATCTGATAAATGACGCGCAGATGGCCATCGCTACGACATCGAGGCCGATTGATGAAGCGTTTACGTTCGAAGTTCCGAAGAAGAACCACAACCTTCCCACCGAGGAAATCGAACAGATCATGCCCGACAACTTCATTTACCCGCTGGGAATCTATTTCAAGCCTCTTGAAGACGAAAAGAAATGGCGCCGTCTTCCTGACCGCACCATCGACATGGACTTCTACAAGTGGCTGAGCAAGAAGACTCTGGTGGTGCCTGACCGTCCTGCAGGGACGTGGCGTATCGAGTATGCCCGTTATCCTCAGCGTTATGACAGCAACACGCCGGAGAACACTGAACTCGACAACGAACCTGACACCCACGCGGCAATTCCTTACTACGTGGCGGCCATGATCTATATAGATGAGAACCCATACGCCTACGCTTCTTTGTACAACATATGGGAGACGAAACTTACGAGGCTGGGCTACAAGCCTGCTCACGCTACGAGCACGCAAGTCTTTGATGTCTACGGCTTCGATTACTTCAGAGGTATTTGGTAATGTCTCAGACAAGATGGCGTCCAAGCCTCCTCAATGCGGGCAACTACAGCTCGCCGAAAGAGCACGTCTTAGATATGACGACTCTGGATGGAGGCTTAAACCTTTGGGAGCTGGACTACAAACTCGACCCGAACCAAAGCCCTGACACGCTGAACATGTACTGGAAAGACGGTTCGCTTATGAGCCGTCAGGGTCAGGAGTACCTCTATGAGGCAACTCTCAATGACCCGTTCGGCGATTTCTACGCAGGCTATAAGCGGCTCTGGTCAAATCGGTGGATCTGCCACAAAGGTACAAAACTATATGCGGTCGACATTACGAACGGCACGCACATGACGATATACAGCGGAAGCCTTACGCCTACTGCCGGAGGAACGTTCTTCGTGTTCGGCGACAACCTCTACTACATGAACGGCCACGAGTATGTGCGCATCACTCCGGGTCTTGTGGCATCTGATGTGGTGCCATACATCCCCACAGTCCTTGTAAACAGAACCCCGAGCGGTATCGGCGGCGACACATACGAGGATGAGAACCGCATCGCTGCGGGCAAGAAGATTCAGTTCACGGCAGACGGGACGTCTACAGAATACCATCTTCCGTACACAGAACTGGATGCGTCTCCTGCGATGACCGCCATCGTAAACGGCACAGAGATGACAGAGGGTTCAGGCTTTACGGTCAACAGAACGACAGGAGTCGTGACGTTTTCGACCGCTCCTTCCCAGACGACACCGGCAACGCCGAACAATGTAGAGATCACGTGCTACAAGGAGAACGCGGATGCGAGGAACAGCATCATGAGCTGTACCTGCATCACGACCTACGGCTCTGACAGAAGCATGTCCGTCATCTGCGGAGGCCCGGCGGCTCAGCCGAACGCCTACTTTTGGAGCGGCAACAATTCCCTCGGGCTTGACCCATCGTACTTCCCGTTCGACTACTACAACTTCGCGGGCAACACCGATGAGTATGTCACGGGCTTCGGTAAGCAGCAGGATATGCTCGTTATCTTCAAGGAGCGTTCCATAGGCAAGTCGAAGTTCTCCATAGAGACTGTGAACGGGATGGCTTATCTGAAGCTTCCTTACACGCCTGTGAACGATACGGTCGGGTGCAACATCGAGAACAGCATCAGGCTAATCGAGAACAACCTTGTGTTCGCGAACACCGAGAGCGGCGTGTATGTCCTGCTCGACACTTCTGCCGCAGGAGAAAACAACGTGCTCCGCATCAGCCGTAACGTGAACGGCGACAGGACGAACAAGGGTCTGCTCCACGACCTCCAGTCTGTTGCGGCTACTGGCGTGACCTCGTACGACGACGGCCACCGCTACTGGATAACGGCGGCAGGGCATGCGTACTTATGGGACTACGAACTGCACGGATACAGGACGAAGGAGGAGAAACTCACGTGGTTCTACTTCGACAACATCCGTCCGCTGAGCTGGTTCTCCACAGAGAACGAGCACTTCTACGGAAGAGCAGACGGCTCTCTCGTGAAGTTCGTTGATGCCTACCACGATTTCGGCGAACCGATGCTCAGGCGTTACACCTTCGCGACCCAGAGGTTCGGTACCTACGATGTGCTCAAGGATGTCGTAAGGGTAATCTTCGCTGTCCGTTCCGACACGGACACGATCATGAACATCACCTATAAGACAGACTACGAGACGAGAGACGACCTGACGCCAATCAGAGCGTGGGCGTGGAAACTCGTACCGAGAAATTTGTCTTACCGGTCTCTGAAAGTTATTCCCTACGCACTTGCGGCTATACGAAAACCGAGGTGCTTTCACGTGCGGCATTTCACGATGACGATCTACAACAATGAGCTCTATTCGGATATGTCCCTTGTAAGCGCCCAGATCGTATACCGCTACAGCAGAGGAGATAGATAACTATGGCTATCACAACATTTTCATTCACAAAGGATTGGACGAATCCCACGGACTTTCCGACCATCGAAACTTCAGAAGCTCAGGTTCGGGCAGACCTCCAGATCCTCCACAACGAGACGAGAGACAAGATCAACGAGCTCATCGGTGACTATAACGTGACTGTTGCATCTGCACTCACGAATGCAGATATAGATTCGGCGACCCAGTAAGGAGGCGGACTTATGAGACAGTGGACGACAGACCGTCTTACATTCGGCATTCCTTATAAGGTGTCCGAGCTTCGGGACGGGTACGTAACGTTTTCTCAAGGAGGCATTACTGTTCTCGAGAAGAACATATTCGACTCAGACGTCGAACTCTCTGATGGACTCATCGAGATACCTCTTACGCAGGAACAGACAGGCGCCCTCCCGGAAGGGATGATAGAGATGCAGATACGACTTGCTCTTATGAACGGTGATGCTCCGGCATCCGACAAGATGCAGACCTTCGTTGATGGCGTCTTAAAGGGCGGTGTTATCTGATGGGAGACTTCAAGGCTAAGTTCAACAGCGGGTCGAACTCGTCGTTTAAGGCATCATTTGCCTCAGGAAACAAAACAGCTCCTGTAGTTTTTCCGGCAACCGGGGGAACTACGGATCATACGAAACTTCTTAACAGGGATGCGCCGAACCAGCATCCGATAGAGTCGATCACGAACCTGAGCGAGACTCTTTCCGCGATGCCTGTTACGGCGCTTTCTAATACCGAAATCCAGAACATTTTGGGAGGATGATGCTTATGTCCAAATATCTTGACGAAAACGGTTTGCTCTATTTTTGGCAACATCTGAAAACGCTCTTCAGCGGGAAAGTCGACGTCGTATCAGGTAAGGGCCTATCCACCAACGACTATACGAACGCCGATATGACAAAGCTCTCGGGCATCGAGGCTGGGGCGGAAGTCAATATCATCGAGAGCATCCTCGTGAACGGCTCTGCTGCGACTATCTCCTCCAAGGCGGCGTCCATCTCTGTCCCGACGAAGACGAGCGATCTGACGAACGACTCCGATTTCATCACTTCCGCTGACGTTCCTGAAGGCGCCGTGGCTACGACCACGACCCCGAAGATGGATGGAACGGCGGCGGTAGGCTCCGAGACGAAGTTCGCCAGAGGTGACCACGTTCACCCTACGGATACGAGCAGAGCCGCGAGTTCTCACACCCACGGCAACATCACGAACAGCGGCGATATCACGACGAACGCGACCATAGCAAACGGTGACAGGCTTATCATCAACGACGAGTCTGCTTCTAAACTGGCGAACTCTACCATAACGTTCGGTACCAGTACGACTTCGTTCCTCGCGAACAACGGTACGTGGCAGACACCTGTGTCTGGCGTATCGAGCGTAAACACGAAGACTGGCGCGGTAGTTCTTACTACGGCAGACCTAACAAACGACAGCGGCTATATCACGCAGACCTACGCAGATACGACCTACGCGGCGAAGAGCGACATATCGGGTGCCTATAGATATAAAGGCTCCGTTGCTACCTATGCCAACCTTCCCTCATCAGGCTTAACCGCCGGCGATGTCTACAACGTAGAAGCAGACGATATGAACTATGCGTGGACGGGCAGTGCGTGGGATCAGCTTGGTTCCACATTCACGATCACGAACATCAGCAACGCAGACATCGATACGATTCTTGCATCCTGATGCGATAGACACAGGAGGTACAAACTATGGCAAATAAATACCTCGATGATACCGGTCTGTCGTATTTATGGAGTCAGCTGAAGACGAAGTTCCTCGGCAAGAATCTCGGGAGTTCCGCCGCGAATAAGATGCTCTATACAGATTCGAGCGGCAACGTTTCTACGCGAAAAGTCGTGGAGGGGTACACGATAGTGAGCTCCCTTCCTACGCAGAACATAGACGAGAACACGGTGTATCTCATACCATCGGCTGTAGATCCGGGTGGCGGCGGAGCCACGGCTATAGAGTATTCCATTTCCATCAGCGGAAACGTGATAACTCTGAGCGGTACAGACGGTTCGACCTCGACCGTCACGTTGCCGATCTATAACGGAGGTGTCCAATGAGCTCTACCGTTACTTACAAAGGCAATACGATAGCTACGGTATCGAACAACACGAAGACCCTTACGACGGCAGGTATGTATCTTGAGGACGACATTACGATAACCGACGTATCCGCATCTACGACTCTTCAGACGAAGACGAAGTCTTATACCCCGACCGAGTCATCTCAGACGGAGGACGTTACCGCGGACAGCGGTTACGATGCTCTTGAGAAGGTGAGCGTCAGTATTGGCGCTATATCGTCCTCGTATGTTGGGTCGGGTGTCGCTCGCAAAAGCAGCAGCGACCTCACTGCATCAGGCGCTACGGTAACGGCTCCTGCTGGGTACTACTCGAGTTCAGCTTCCAAGTCGGTGGCAAGCGGTACGGCAGGAACGCCTACCGCTACCAAAGGAACGGTGAGCAATCACTCGATAAGCGTTACCCCGAGCGTAACGAACACGACAGGCTTCATCACGGGATCTACTAAGACAGGAACCGCAGTAACGGTATCCGCAAGCGAACTGGTGTCTGGCTCAGAAACAAAGACGGAGAACGGTACATACGACGTGACGAATCTCGCGTCGCTTGTGGTCAACGTGAGCGGAAGCGGCGGGTCTAAGAACGTGCAGGTTGTGCAGGGTACAACGCGGACTACTTCGTCTACACTTACAGCGATTGGCGCGGAAATGACCGTATCAAAGACTGGCACCTACGACGTGTACTGGTCGGCGTTTCGCTCGAATACTTCATCGTCTTATACATACGGCACCCAACTGTATATTGGCGGAACGGCATACGGAACACAGAACACTACTTGGAGTAACCACGTCCAGAACAACCACCTTTCAAGCGTATCGTTGACCGCTAACCAGACGATACGAGTGTACGGGAGAAACTCCAGAGGCTCGTCGTATTACATCTACGCGCCTACGCTTGTCATCGTTGAAAGTTAGGAGGCAGTATGGCGACTTTATATAACCAGTACATATATAAGAATGGGGCGTGGCGGTTGACCGGAACTGGGGTCGACGTGGTCACGTACAGCGTCTCTGCCAGTGGTCAGACCGTTACCTTGACGGGCTCTGACAGCAGTACGAGCTCTGCTACGGTAGCGCTGGAGTCCATTTCGAACGCGGACATCGACGCGGTGATTGTCTGATAAAGGAGAAACTATATGGCAAAATACTTAGACTATGCAGGGCTCCAGTATCTGTGGGCCAAAATCAAAAACTATGTGTCGACGCAGCCTTTAGGCGCGAATGTCCGTTACGACCAGCAGACACTTACCACGGCTCAACAGGCACAGGCAAGAAAGAATATTGCGGCGGGCGGAAGCAACCGCAACCTACTGGACAACGCCTACTTCGTGGGCGGCGGAAGCCAACTAGGCGATGGGATTTTCCCGATAAATCAGCGGTGGCAGACGAGTTATTCGGCGTATACGAATAGCATTGACCGATGGTATGCCGCCGCCGCTATGACTATTGCGGCAGACGGAATATCCTGCGGTGTTATCGTGCAGAAACTTCCGCATGTCGAAAACCTAAACGGCAAAACGCTTACCTTTTCCGCACTATTAGCAGACGGCACGATGTTGTCGGGGTCTGCGGTGTTTAATTCTGCAAGCGACACATACTTCTACAGAGATGCAGGAGCAAGCGAATTCCTGATGTACAACACATACTTCGGTGGGTTTGAAGTTGCAACGCAGAGGAAAATCGCCGCCGTCAAACTTGAAGTCGGTACGGTTTCTACCCTTGCAAATGATGTGCCGCCAAACTTCGGCGAAGAACTGCGGAAGTGTAAACGGTATCTGCGGTATGTGCCATTGACCAGAACTCCCGCCGTTATCGGCGGTAACACAGCGATCGTAACTCTTAACGGCATTGAGATGGCGGGTGTACCTACACCTGCGCTTATCTACGCAGGTGGTGCAAGAGATGCGGGCGGTGAGCAGAACATCACATCGGCAACGGTGACAAGCCTTACCTATAATACCCCGACCGTTCAGTTTGCACTTTCAGGAAATTTAAATTCTGTCATCGGCTATGTATACGACACCGTAGTCCGCTTATCTTGCGAACTTTAACCCCACGGGCGGCGGGGCGTGTTGCCGCCATACTGAACCTATCACCCTATCAGCCGAACGGCAGAAAGGAAAAAACAATGGCTTTTAATATCTTCGAGAAGACGTGGAACAACGAAGGCAAGGCATCCTTCGCCGCCTACGAGAAAGAGGACGAGGACGAGGCCTACGGCCTGTACCATCAGAAGTGCGCGACAAACCGCAAGGACAAGAACTGCCCGCGCTACCTCGTGACCCTGTCCACGGACGAAGGCGCACAGTTGCGGAACGAGTACAGAGTGAAGCCCGTGGCAAAACCCGAACCCACCACCGAAGCATAGAACGGAGGAGGCGCACGCGATGGAAACTATCTTTGTTTCTATTCTGCAGGCCGTCACCGCTGTCATCGTGGCGTGGCTGGGTAAACGTGCCGCAGACGATAAGAAGGACCGCGAGAAGCGGCAGAAGGCAGCAGACGAACGCGAGAACAGACGCGAAGAGCGCGATCGCTTCGTGCTGGAGTACATGGATCTGTCCGCGGATCTGGCGGAAGCGCAGACTGTCGCGATCGTGAATGGAAAGACAAACGGCGAGCTTCACAAAGCGCAGGAAAATCTCTCACAGCTCAGAGCAAAATACGCCGAATGGCTGAGAAGCCTCGCGGTAAAGAAGTGAGAAATCGAAAGGAGAACCGACATGATTATTCCTAATAGTTGGTACGACAAACTCAAATGGGTGCAGAGATTACTGCTTCCTGCACTCGCTACTTTATACCTTGCGCTCGGATCGATCTGGAAGGACATCGTTCCTCTTCCGTACCCAGAACAGGTTGCGGCGACCATCACCGCGATTGACACCTTCCTTGGTGTGATTCTCGGCATCTCTACCGCAAACTATAAGAAGCAGAACGGTATAGACGAATGAGCGATTTCGTTCCCATGACAGAAGCGCCTAAGGCTGGAGACCCTTGGTACAACTCCGTCTTAGACGGCGGCTACAACACCTGCATTCGTGGAAACCCCAAGAGAAGGGTTAAGGGTCTTTCGTCTCTTCCCAACTGCACCGGATTCGCCACAGGAAGGTTCAACCAGATCGGGAACTTCCGCAAAGCGAACGGAGAGTGCAGGTATCTGGGCGATGCCATGGCCTACTGGTACATCAATCTCGCGAAGGGCCAGAAGCTGAATATCACGCAGAAACCCACCTTGGGAGGCGTGATGGTCTGGAGCGGAGGCATCGGAAACTACGGTCACGTGGAAGTGGTGGAAGACATTATTTCGGATAACAGACGTATCCTTACGAGCGCAAGCGAATACTACGGACAAGCGTTCCGCAATTTCGAGCGGCCGAAAGGAGACGGCAACTGGAGAGGAGGCTGTTCTTGGATGGACTCCTCTTATGTTTACCGGGGATGCATCGGCAACCCCGCGATAGGTGATGACATGAATCTTATAGAAACAACGAAGCTCATTGAGAAACTCGCTCCTGCCCTGTTCGAAAAATATATGGCAGAAAGAGAAGCGGCTGTCAAGGCTCTTCCTCCCGACGAGTATGCCAAGGCGGCTCTCGAGTGGATGAAGGAGAACAAGCTGATGGTAGGCGACGGAAACGGCAACCAGATGCCTCAGGCGGGTATCAAGCGTGAGGACGTTGCGGTTATCATCAAAGCGCTGAACGATCTTCTCAAGAGCGAACCCAGCGAATAACACCCTCAGGGAGGCGGCAAATCGCCGCCTCCTGCGTTTTATTTTAACTGGTCGACAAATGTATCGACCACTGCCACAGGAGGTTTGAAATGAAGGTTTTTATCAGTATGCCGATGAAGGGCAAAACAGAAGAGCAGATCAGAGAAGAGATGGAGCAGATCAAGAAGGACTTTGGTTATTCCGACTCGGAGTTCATCGATTCCATCATCCCCGGCTATGAGAACATGACCCGTCTTGAGTGTCTGGCTGAGAGCATCAAACTGCTGGACAAGGCGGACGGTGCGTTCTTCGCCAAGGGCTGGGAAGATGCGGCAGGCTGCCGCATTGAGCGTGCTGTCTGCCACAACTACGGCATCGAAGTTTACGAATAAGGAGATAGATTATGGCTAATTGGGGAAGCAGCGGTTCCGGCGCTGGGGCGAATTCTTTGCTTGCGAGAGCCGCGAAAGAAGCAACAACCAAGAAAGGGAACCAGACAAGCACAGGTGCCTATGATACAGGCCCTAAAAAGTATGAGAATACTGAGTACGTCTATAAGGGCAACGTAAACACTCCCACTTCTGCTAAGTCCGTTACACCGGCAGACCGCAACGCGGAAGAAAAAGCGCAGACAGGGAGCGCAGGTATTCCCGGGGCTATTACGAACAGCTCTAAAGATTCGGGGACTCCATCGAATCCTCCTGCTTCGGTGACTGGCCCAGCAGGTGCAACAAAGACTACCGTCTACGATTCCAACGGAAGGGCTCATGATGCTTGGCTTCTCAACGGACGTACCGTGAATGCCGATGGAAGCGCATATTCGTTCGCGAACGGTGATGCCGTAAGCGCAGGAGGTAAATATTACGTCTGGGAGAACGGCAAGGCTACGCCTATCACACAGCAGCAGTTCAATGCGAGAATGGGCATCGGCACTCCCGATGTCGTTCAGTGGCAGCTCGACAATCCAGGTCAGTCTATGTATGCGTACCAGATGTCTCAGGTAGGCCCGACCGACCACATGCAGTATATGTGGGAGAACACGCCTACCATCGACGAGATCCAGAAGATGATCGACAAGGCGTACGATGAGAATGTCCAGAACATCAAGGATATGAATCAGGCTACGGTTGACAAGGGCATCGCTGAACTAACGGCTCAGCTTGAGCGGGGTATCGCAGACTACGACCAGCAGAGAGCGCAGTCGTACATCGACCAGCTTCGTGCAGCGAACAATGCGGCTCTGAGAAACTCCGCTGCTGGCGATATGGGTGGTATCGGTCAGAAGCAGTACAGCTCCGAGCAGAACAGCTACGACCAGCAGATGCTCTCTATCCAGCTTCAGCAGTTAAATCTGCAGAGCTCCATCAACCAGCAGATCGCTCAGCTCGAAGCGGAAGGCAGATTCCAAGATGCCCAGATGCTCTCCGAATGGGGACAGCAGAAGGTCAATGCTCTTCAGGAGGAGTTCAACTGGTACGAGGAGTTCCGTCTTAAGACCGCCTACGACCTCGACTATCTCAGAAGAACTCTTCAGGCAGATGCTTGGGAGCAGGAGACGGCTGAGAACGAACGCGCTTGGAACAGAGGCATGCAGAGACTTCAGCTCGGTATCTTCACAGCCGATGATGCGGAAGCACTTGGTATTCCTAAAGAGGAAGCTCAGGCTCTGGCCGAGTACTATAACCAGATGGCTGCTCTCAACCTGCAGGCCGCTCAGGCTGATCTTGCCAACCGGACTGGAAGAAGCTCCGGTAGCGGCGGTGGCGGCGGTAATAGAAGCTACAGCGGAAACGGTGGAAATGATACGGGTTCCTCCGAGACCGATTTGTTCGCCCGTCTGTATGCGGCAGGCTATCAGCCGGGCAGCAGAGAACTCTATAACGCGCTCTATGATGCGGGGTATAGTACTCAGTGGAAACTGGACGACCAGTTGGAGTTCTACGAAAGATACTACGACGAGCGGCAGCAGGCAGATGCTGACGCGGAAGCGGCTGCAAACCCGAATAGAGGAAAGAGTATCACAGAAATTGCTGCCGGCGATATAGGTTCTTTGACTCAGCGAGTTTACGTTCAGGGATATGGCTATACGAGCGGAGCTGAATTAGTGAATCTCATAAAGCAGAACAAGGTATTCCCGACGCAGGGCAGCAATGGAACCATCGTGTATGTATACAGAAATACCGACACGCTTAACGACAAACCGTACAGCTATGGCGGTGCTCAGCCTGTTTCGGAATACAGATAGCTCTATATAGACGGAGGTCAGAATGGCCATCAAAATTGTACGAGATAAAACAAACCTTTTGGATATACTGAACAGCCCGGCCTTGGCGAGAACCGAGGAACAGGCGCAGGAAGCCTTCGGTGTAACTGTCCCCAAAACGCAGAGCGAGTCTCAGAGCCCCCAATCCGGGGGCTCTGTTTCTGCTGCTCCTTCACAGCCATCGCAAACGGCTCCGACTACACAGGCTCCCGAGAAGAAGTCTTACACCTCGAAGCGGATGCAGGAATACGGGAATATTGCTGATGGTACGAAGTCGAGAGTAGGAAGTAAGGAAACTCTTGGTCTTGCTGGCCGAGCATATATAGCCGGCGCACTGGACGCGACAGAAGGTATGGCAAAAGCACCTGCTGCTCAGGCCGCAGAGTACTATGCGAACAAGGATACCTACATGTCTAAACGCGAAGGCGAGGGTTCGCAGAGTATTCTTGACAGCGTCAGGGAGAGAAGCAATAGATACCAGCAAGCGAAGGGCGACTCCAATCGTGCGAAAGCAGAGAAGCTCGCCAACCTTGCAGATAGTATCGACTTTTATGACCCGAACAGCATCTGGTCTAAGCGTGAGGAAGAACTTGCCGGTTCCAGTAACCGAATGTCTGAGTCGGTAGAGGAAAGCCGTAAGAGCAGAAAGTCTGTCCACGATTTCATCAGCGAAACGAAAGCCGACATCGAAGATGTCAAGAAGGAGACTGGCGCACAGTTTACCCTCGGCGACCTTGCACTCACGATGGGCGAGATGCTTCCGTCTCAGATCGTTGGCGGCGCTGTGGGCAAACTGGCCACAGGTCTTGCGAAAGGTACCGAGATCGGTCAGCTCGCGATTGAAAATATGATGTCTGCCGACGACTGGGTAGCGGCGCAGAAGGCCTTTACCAATGTCGGCAACCTTCCCGAAGCAGCTACCAATATCAAAGCTGCCGTACAGGCGACTAAAATGGCGAGCGCCGCTGATGCTATCGGCGAAGTAGCAAACATCGGTCAGACCGTAGGTTCTCTCGGAACTATGTACGGCCAGATCTACGGCAACAGTTTCGACGAAGCAAGAGCGCAGGGAGCTGATGCTAAGACCGCGGCTGACTATGCGAGAGCAACGGCATCTGTAGAAGTCGGAACTGAAATCCTCGGCGGTGGTATCCCCGGCATGGGCGGCGGCGTAGGAACCAGAATCGTCCAGAATATGGCGGCATCTACGGCTGAGCGTTTTGGCGGTAAGGCGGTAGGCAAGGTTCTTCCGAAGGCTCTTACTACGGTGTCTGAACTCCTGTCCGGTGAAACAGGCGAGATGGTTGTAGACATCCTCGGTGAGGGCGTTGAGGAAATGATCTCTGAAGTCTACGGCCCGTGGATCGCACAGAACACCATCGACCCGGATGCCCCCGATGCCACGCTGTCTCAGATCCTTACAGCAGGTCTTGGTGGCGCCCTCGTATCTGCATTCATGCAGGGCGGCATGGCTGTTCTCCAGAGCGCGGCAAGCAATGGCACTGCCTATGACTTTGACGAAAGCACCGGCCGTATCAAGAAGGTCGGCACGGAAGCTCCTCAGGTTCAGGCGGAAGAAGTCGTTGGCGCGCAGGAAGCTTCTCAGGCTGAAGCGGCGGGCGAACCTGCCGTTGCCGCAGAAGATTCTGTTGGTTCTCAGGCGGCGGCTGTTGTTGATGCTGCTGAAAGCATACAGCAGAATGCAGTCCCGAAGTCCGTTCAGGAGGCCGCATCCGAAGGAGCTCCCAGCGTCCGTGATGCGCTCGAAGAGAAGAATGTTGCAACGCTTTGCCGTTATGTCAATATGCTCCAGACCACGAGCAGCGCGATGGCGAAGAAGGCTTTCTCTGCCGGCGGTGAATTCGAGGGGCTCATTAGTCCCGACTACATCAACTACGCAGGCGTTCTGCCTCAGTATCTGACGCATCCCATCAAGTACGTTAAAGGCGTTACGACGATGGAGGATGTCAGAAAGCATATCGCTGACTATACTGAGCCTCAGCTCAGGTCGATGTATACCCACGTGCAGCGTATGTATGCCGCGCAGAAAGCTGAGAACGCTTTACGCAATCCTAAACTTTCCTCTGTAACTCCCGATATGCTCAGCACTGAGTACATGAAGGATTTCAAGAAGGCCGTCTCTAAAGAATTGCCGAAGGCAAGCATGCAGGAACTGCGTGAGATTGCGGCGTCCCGGATCAATGACCAGTTACGTGCGAATGCGGAGAGCGTCAAGACCGGGCAGGAAGACAAAACGAACTACATCCTTGGCGGAAAACTGGACATCTTCAAGGTGGAAACTGCGGCGCTCAAGGAAGGAAGGACGGGCGAAGTATACGGCGCGGATTATCAGGCAAACAGAAAGGCTCTCGATGACCAGACCCTGTCTCGTAAATACGATGGCACCGTTCAGCTCCCGAATGGGAATGCGGTAGACGCAGTCGGGTGGCTCGACTATATCGCGAAGGAAAGAGCTCGAGCGAAAGATCCTTCCGCAGATGTGATGAATGTTACTGCGGATAGCTTGTCTCAGCAGCAGAGAGCAAAAGCCCTGAGAGACTTTGAAGACAAACTGTCTAAGTCTCATTCTGAAATCAGCGCCTTCATAAAAGACCTGAACACCAAATTCAAAGATTCCGGAATCCGAATCTATTACAACACCAAGAGTTTCAGAGGCGACCACAAAAATGAACGCGGGCAGTTCAGCCGCAGCGGTAACTGGGTTGCCGTTAACAGCAACAAGATTAAGCATATAGATGCGGTGAAATATGTCATCTCGCATGAGCTCGGCCACAACATGTTCAATACTCTGCGTAATCGCAGTAGCCGGGAGTATGAAGATGCCCGCAGTTACGCACGGGCGTTGATGACAAATGCCGGATTTGATATGGATGCTGAGATCAACCAGCTCCCCAAGGACTACGCCGATAAGCCTATTGAATCAAAAGAAGAAGAGGTATTTGTCCGTTTCATGTCCGAGCTTCTCGGTTCTCCCGACATGATGATTGACGTTGCTGCCAGCCAGAGTGGCCGTGAGCAACTTCGAGACCTATTCAGATACCTTGATGTTCGCGACAAGAGCACGCCGAATGTAGGCGGAAAAGTACAGGCCGATATCGATGCTACCAAGGCGCAGATAAGAGCGGCTGCGGAAGGTGTCCTTGAAGAAAGAGAACGGCAGAAGTCCGAGCCTTTGGTAAAAGATGTTCCGCAGGCTGTTAAGGATGCAGCACAGCAGACGGCTCCTGAAACCGACTACGGATTTGTAAAAGATGACGAAACCGAGTTGCCGAGTAGTACTATGGCCGAAGCAAGAGAAAAGGCGGAGGCGAGAGCACAGGCGTCACCTGTTGACGGTATATTCGAAACGAACCCTGCGACTTATGAACTCCCGCAGGAAGCCGCCGACCTTGGATTTAAGTCTACGGTTCAGGAGCAAAACGGCGAAGAAGAACGGAAGTACACGCTTAGAGAAGCAGTCTCTGGCGAGGGCAAGAGCGCGAGACTCGCAGCGGAAAGAGCCGCTGAGAATGCTCAGCGAGAATCCATCGAAAACAACGAAAACAACTTGGTCATCTCGGCGATGCCAAATGTCTCCTTCGTTATAGAAGATTGGCGCGGTAAGCGTTATATCAGAGCTTTGCCAGACGACACGCACGCGCTGTCCGGCAACACGCGGCTCGTCAAAGAGTGGGAGAGAGCGATCCTTAAAGACCTTCTCTTCAGTGCGAAAAACAGTCACGGTGTTTACAGACGGCTTTACACCCCAGAATTCTACAACGCCTTGGCGACTTCGGATATTAACGCCTTAGTTGGCGCAGACCCGAGAACGAAAGTAAAAACAGAAAATTTCTATGAGTACCAGAGCGGAAACGGCGACGGTGCTCGGTTTTGTGTTGTCTACGATAAGGCTGGAAATGAATACCTGAAACTCATTTTCAGAAATGACGAAGGCGGCAGAAGAAAAGCGAGTGACAAGGAACGCGGCATCTACGATAAGTTCGGATTCGAGTATGACAAGAACGGTCCTGACGGCCCCGGTAAGTACGCTCCGCTTACGAACAGCCTTTGGGAGGATCTTCGTCTGCCGACAACGAACTACCTTATGCGCGCAGAACTTAACCGCGTATACCGCAAGACGAAGAACTTATTCAATTACCGCCAGAGAATCCCCGTCGAACTGTCTACGATGCAGGAATACGATGTCGGATACAATCCTTCGATCAATAGTCTTGAGCTGTTCAAGAACGGAACACGAGTTGGTTCCATGCCGTTTAACTTCAATGTTCTCGGGAAACTGGTTGGTGCGGATAAGAACATCGCGAATATCTTCGGAAAGAAAGCTGCCGCAATCGAGGCGAGAGCGGAAGAAGCCAGCAAAGAACAGCTCGCGAACTTCCGAAACATGACGAGACAGCAGGAGATTGAAGGAGACGAAGCGGCTGCGAGACTCGACAAGGAGAAGCCTGTTACGACTTCTCAGTTTGATGCGACGCAGAAGTCTCTCGTCCCCGACATGAAGCGTACGAAGATGCAGCCGGTAAGACTCGGCAACGAGGATCTGAATGTTCCGTCTGACTACATCACCGAGTTCCTGAAGAACCATAGATATCACAAGCCCTCGAATGACGAAGAGACTGTACAGCTTGTCCTTTCAAGTAAGAGCTCGAAAGAGAAAGGCCCGAAGGTCGTGGAACTCACGCCAGAAGAAGCCCATATCTTCCGAATCGTAGCAGAGGGAGCGAGAGAAACCTACTCTCCTGATACTGTTCGTATTAAGTATCGCGGAGCGGATGACTGGATAGACTTACCTTACCGCGCGGTTGGTCAGATAACGACCGCTTCAGTGAACGAAGACGGCAAAGTAGAATTCTTGTTTAAGGGTGAAATGCCAGACTTTGCGTACATCTCTCCGGGTAAGAATTCCAATACCGAAAAGTATTATTATGACTCGCCCGATGTTTTCACAGACCCGAGAACTGGCCGCACGTGGCGTATTCCATCTCGAGAGCTTCCGCTTTACATCGTAGATAATCGCTCGAACAACCTGATCTACAATTCTGAATACTACGATGAGACAGCCGAGATTCCGGGCAAGAACATTGCTACGACGAAGCTGTTCGACAAGATCGTCAAGAATGATAAGGACGTATCCGAACTTCAGGATATGTCTGCGAAAAAGGAAGCAGAGCGGGAGACCGCTATGGCGGCAGCTTTCGCGAGAGCAGAAAAGGCTAAGGAAGAAAAAGCCGCACGGGATGCGGCGAAAGATGCGGCTCTGGCAGAAAAGGCGGCCAAGGCTGACAGACGGGAAGCTGAACGGTTTGAAGCCAGAGCGGCGGCTGAAGAAGCTGACTACGCTGCGCTCAACAAGGAGTCTGAACGGGAAGAAGTACAGGCAAGAAGAGAGCAGAAGAAAAAGAAAGAAGAACTGGAAAAGAGGAAAAAGCAGGCAGAGGAGGAAGGAAAGGCCGCAGAGACAGTCTTCGTGAAGAAGAGCGCACCCATGTCAACAGATTCTGACCTTGATACTGACTATGGATTCGTAACGGATGACACTTCCTATGATGAGTATCTCGACTCTATCGCGAGAACCTATGACCCTGAGAGCGATATGTCCGGGTCTGAGTATGCCATAGAACGAGAAGCCGAGCGTGAAGCAAAAAAGAGCGACACCTATAAACGCTACGAGGAAGAAGTCGAACGAGAACTCGCCAGACAGGCAGTCATGGCCGAGAATGATAAGAAGACTGTGGTGGATAGGCGCCTCGACATGTACAGCATCGCGGAACTGGAACGCCTTTTCCCGGAAGTACCTCGAGACATTTTGCTGAGACGGCAAGAGCATAGCAGACTGCTTACTGCAGCAGATAAAGCCAGAGAGGCGAATAACTATGACCGCGCGGCAGATCTGGAGACGCAGGCTGATGCCATCATCGAACAGATCAAGGCGATGGAAGAAGAGGCGAAGACTGCTCGAATCGAATCCCCGGAAGCCAAGATAAGACAGCAGATCGACAAATATAGAACTGATGCTACGGCCTTGTCCGGGCAGGCGAACAAACTGTCCGATGACATCAAGGCCATCCAGAAACAGATATCCAAACTGAACAAGACTCGCAGCAAAAAGAACCGCGAGAAAGCGGCCGAACTTCGCAAGCTTATCGAAGAGAAGAAGGCCGAGATGGCGAAGAACTATAAGGGCGCAGAAAAGCTCAGAAAGGAAATCGAGAAATTAAATAAGAAGCTTACAAGCAAAGCTGATAAAGCTGCGCAGAAGCAGAGAGAAGCATTCCTCAACGCCAATAAGGGAAGGTTCGCAGAACTGCAAAAGCAGAACATTGGAAATAATATGTTTGAGAGCGAAGCGCAGGATGCCTCTTCCTTGGTAGGCGCGATGCGGCCCGAGTATGAAGCTGCGACGGGGAATGAATCTACGCTCGGTAGAGATCGTACCGACATCGAAAGCTACGATATTCTGCCGAAGGTCGTCCTCGACTCTGCCGGTGTTGTTTTAACCCCAGAGCAGACGGACTACTACCTCGGAAAACGCGGAAGCCTCAACGACCGAGGCGAAGTGCAGACTTACTATCTGCTCGAAGCGAATGACGCAGAAGACGGAGGCACAGGCGGTATGTATGTGCTGACAGATAAGCCCACCGGCATCGATGATACCGAAGCGGGCAGAGACGGTCTTCGCATCACGGACAGCGTTGCCGTGCTCGGAAATCCAGAATCGGCACTCACGGGTGTTCTTGTAGACCTCGGCCTCGAAGAGGAAGAGGCGCTTGAAGTTCTGGCATCCATCACGGACGAAATCAATCTTGCTTCGACCGCTGAAGCGGAAGCTGAGACTGAAGAGGATACGAGCTACGATATCAATGACCTCGCCAGCGCATTCTCTGGACTGTTCGAGGAAGGCGCGGCAGGCGCAGATGGAGCATCCTCCATTCTTGAGGTGGCTCAGGCTCTGTCCCGTACACTCGTCAATCCCGAGACTGGTATCCTCGCAGGAGCTCGTGAAGGGGAGATCACAGGAGAAATTCTGAAACTTCTGGGAGCTACTGACGTGGAAAGAAGCGGCGAGGAGAATGCTGTATATATCGCAAGTTCCAACCCGATCAGAGCGAACGAGTCTACGGCAAACTACCCGGAGCTGTACGATGCAACCATAGAAGCCTTAACGTCCTTAGGTGCAAGCGAAACTGATGCTTACCAAGTACTCGGTGAAGCAGGCTTTGGGTCGGGTCTTGTTGTAGACTACATCAACGATGCGGCCATCGCCGCTGAGGCACTTGGCTACGACAGGGCGGATGCCATGAAGATGATACTGCAAAAGCTCGGTGCCGATGCCATTCTGATGGATGACGGCGCGATCATCTTTGATGATGCCCTGATGAAATCCGTGACGGATATGAATCCTTCTGATGACTCGTTCAGCGCGTTCACTGTGTCTGAGGATGATATCGAAGATCTGCTAAGACAGCTCGATGAATCGATTTATGACTTTGACCAGATCAACCGTAACTGGAACACTATAACCAGTAGGTACGGAACCATGGACGGAGCTCCGATTCCAAAGTACGTAAGCGCACAGGACAAGAGACAAGGCAAGAAGGTAACCTCTGCCTCCGAGACTCTGTGGACTGCTCCGGCGCTGAGCCCGGAAGGTACGCCCCTTGAGGCTGCAAGCCGCAATGTTATCCTGAGCGGAATCATGAGCTACGTACCTACCACTACGAAGAAGATTATGAGTGATGGGCGGAAGTGGCTCAGGCAGTTTGCAAAGGGCGATGCGGCGAACCCGGATGCTTTAACAGGCAGAGACTTCCAAAAGGCGTACGACAACTGGATGTCGAGTGCCAAGCTCCGTAACGCGGACGACGTTATTCGCGGCGGATATCTGATGGCCGAAATGGCAAACTACGCTCGAGAAAATCCTGATGGCGTCACAGATCCGATGCTCCGTGCGTGGGAAAAACTCACAGCGAAGATGGCACTTGGCGCGAGCAATACGGGTCGTATGCTTTGGGCATTTGGTCAGCTCAAGAAACTGACTGCCGATGGCCGTAAGTATTACATCATGCAGATGGTCGAGCAGTTAAACGAAGAGCTGAACTCTCGTAAGCGGTTCATCAAGGACGGCGCGAAAGAGATCAACATCGAGATACCGACCGACAAACTGCAGGAACTGGCGCAGGTTCAGGTCAACGAAGACGGAACATACGACGTAAAAGAATTAGACAGAATTGAAAACGAAATCATCGATGCGATCGCCAAGCAGATTCCAGCTACTATATCGTCCCGTGTAAATGCGTATAGATATCTGTGCATGCTGGGAAGCATGAAGACCCACGTGCGTAACGTCGTGTCGAACGCGGCTATGTATGTGGCGAAGAATCTCCCAGTAGTTGGAGCAAGAGACCTTTCTGGCATCGTACAGGATCTGACCGTGAGAAATGGGGAAGGTGCGAATAGAACCGCATCCTTCGTCAAGCGGGCGAATCGCGAACAGAAAACCTTCGCCAAAGCCGATGCTGACAGATTCCAAGAGGAACTGCAGTTCGGCGGTAAGCAAGGTTTCAAGACCAAGGTAATGCAGCGGTCGAAAGCGTTCGGACAGAATAACCCTGCCGGGAAGTTCCTGAACTGGCTGTCAGAGATCAACGGCAACGCACTCGAAGCGGAAGACCTCATCTTCCTCAAGCTCGAGTATCGTACCGCGCTGGCTCGCTTTATGGCTGCGCACGACTTGAGCGTAAGAGACGCCATGGACAATAGTGCAGAGCATCTTCAGCTCCTGAATGAGGGCAGAGAATATGCCTTAAATCAGGCTTGGGAAGCTACCTATCGGCAGGCCAACATCGTTGCGAATGCACTCAACTACGTGGAGAAGAGAAGCCCCTTGGGAGGTGTTATCATCCAAGGCCTTGCTCCGTTTAAGCGTACCCCGATGAACATCCTGAAGCAGGGTCTGCGGTATTCCCCAGCGGGTCTTATCGAAGGAACAGGAAAACTTCTGTACAAGATGGCCGGAGGCGAGATGTCTGCGGCGGAAGTTGCGGATAGACTCGGTCAGGGCTTAACGGGTACAGGAATCTTCATTCTCGGGACGCTGCTTGGCAGTCTTGATATCGCCAAGGCAAGCGGGAGCGACAGCGACAAGGAAGAGTACTATGACCAGATGCTTGGCAACCAGCGCTATTCGCTGAGATTCAAAGGCACAAACTATACGATAGACTGGCTTACCCCGATCTCTATGCCCCTTATGGCAGGCGTAGAATTCTCCCTCAGGAATATTAAGCAGGCCGATGTGGATGAGAACGACGAGGAAGATTTCGGCGTGAGATTCAACCGCATCATCTCGGCGCTGTCCACGATGGCAGACCCGGTCACGAACCTGTCTATGCTTCAGGGTATCAACGATGCGCTGAGTGCCTATAAGGATGACCAGATCGGTGCTCTGGTTTCGAACGCTGCAAGCAATTACGCTCTGCAGTTCGTTCCTACCGCAAGCGGCCAGCTTCTGAGAACCTTAGACCCGGTAAGACGCACTACCTATGCGCCCACCGATTCAAAGATGCCCGGCGGCAAGTTCGGTGAGACTCTCTACAATAAGTGGAAAAACAAATCCGTAATTGCAAATATCCCCGGTATCGTGGACGCCTTTTCAAGCGGAGAGGCATTCCAAATCAACAATAATGAGTATGTCGACCAGTGGGGAAGAACGGAAAGAGCGGCAAACAATCTTTTCGGACTCGAGAACGTTATCGGCGATAGCCCTGCCGGCGACTTCGCCCTGAGGGCATTCAACCAGTTCATCGCTCCTTGGTATGCGAGAGACTACAACCAGACATCCGTTGATGACAAACTTGCCGAAGTGTTCGCGAGAAACGGCTCCGATAGGTCAGTCATCCCGGGAACTCCCCAGAGCAGATTCAGCATAGCAGGAAAGACCTACTACCTGAGCGGCAAAGAATTCCAGAAGGTGAAGAAGACTGTGGGCAATCTGAGTTACAGAGGCTTGCAGGATGCGTTTGAGTACCAGCCGTTCAACAGTCTGGACGCTGAAACGCAGACGGAAATCATCAAGAAGATCTACAGCTACTCAAAGCAGTTGGCCAAGATAAGCTATGCAGAAGGTCAACACCTGCAGGTGTGGAAGAGCGACAAAGAAAAAGAGGAGTACCTCAAAGATCATCCCGATACGAAGGGCTTCGTACAGGAGTCCTACGTGACGAAGATAGAGGAGGCGCAGAATCTCGGTATCAGCGTTGGTCAGTACTTCACCATCAAGGCTATGACCGACCAGTACAGCAAGAAGGAAGAGAAGAAGCAATTCCTAAGAGACCTCGGTCTGGATTATAACCAGAGGAACATCTTCCTCTAAGTTCCCATAACCATTCCCATACTACACGAATTCCTACAACGGCTCACGGCGCACCGAGGTAAACTTCGGTGAACCGTGAGCCGTTTATTTTTCAAGCTCTGTCGGACTCTGATGAACTACGGTGTTCTCTTTTGACTCAATCCGAGGTATAATATAGTGATTTTTTATGTACATTTTTACGAAAGGAATTGACCATGAAAATAGCAGTAGATGCCATGGGCGGCGATAACGCACCTGGCGCGATCATCGAAGGATGCGTTAGCGCGCTGTCCGA